CGGTTTGAGGAGGAAATAAGTGCCTACGAGAAAAATGAAATAGACTACGAGAACAATAAAAATAGTAAGTTGGTTGGAAAACCTAACTTTGGGTATGTCTACGCCCTTCATCTACAACTTACCTACTTGAAGGAACAGAGGGAGTTAATCGTTAAGGAATAATCTATGAAAACAAACAATCAAAAAGCAGAAAAGATCAGAGAACTAACGCTCGTCTATCTCAATGAACATGGTCTTATGGAGATAACAGATGATGATGAAACCACTTGCTACAAGACAGACATCGAGAAGATATTAGATGATCCTGAGGAATAGATATGAAAAAAACCTGGAAAGACGATGGATACGTACCAACACAGACCCAGCACCTACTAGGTCTTATGGCAGGAATGTTCTTGGTGTTTGGTCTGGTGCAATTGCTGGATTACTTATCAGACGTGTTAATGAAATAGAATATGAAACACTTAATAGAAGAACTAACATCCATAATAAAAAAGTACAACAAATGCAAAGACAACGACTTTGAAGGCATTGCCAAAATTGAAGGAGAAGATGGTATTTTTGAAACATGCCATAAGGTGTTTGCGCAAATCCCGAATGGTGCAGTTTTCCAGACAAAAGGGTTTGACAGCTGTGGGTACGACTTAAATTCCTGGGTGTTTACGTGGGTAGATGAAAAAAGAAACGTCGACGGTGTTATTCTTGATGTAGAAAACTGGTAATATGAAACTAAAATACAGATTCTTTAACTGGCTTACAGACAAGAAAATAGAAATTACAGAGGCAAATAAATTAAAATTGCCAGAGATGACAAAGCGAGATAAAGAAATTCAAAGACTAGGAGGCATTCTTATACTTATCGGAGGGTTGATTATTCTACTAAGCACATAAACATGAAAACAAACAAAATAAACACTACATTTATAACCACAGATGAGAATACACCTAAGAGCAGTTTTACACTTGAGAAAGACCCTTCTCAAGAAATAAACCCAAGCGACACCCTACAAAAAAACCAGATTATATTCCACTCATCTTTTCCAGGAGGACAGGAAGAAACTATAAGAATCTCTCAAGAAGGATTCTTTTATAAGGGAGAAAAGGTTGAGGATGTACACAACGTATATGAGAGGTTCAATGACTGGCTGAAAGGGGCAGAAAGAAGTTAACCATTAAAGATGAAAATAGAGTTGTTAACACCTAGCCTATGTACACATGTGCAGAAGTGGGTTATAGTTAGCATAGGCAAAGACCAACACACATTATCAAGTTATACATATCAACAATGTTATATTTTTACATGATCGCAGGGACATTACTATCAGCCATTATTACTCACGTAGGGGTAACTGTGTACGTGTACGGACCGCTAAGGTCAGATAAAAAGTGGCTGTCAGAAGTGACGTCGCTGTTTAACAAGAGCAGTGTCAACCCATACAACACGTCAATATTACAAACAGACAATTCATACGCAGTCAAGACTGGCTTTCTGTTCTGGCATGTAAACGGTGTTGGCACCTTTACAGTATGGAGTAAGACTGCCAAGATGCTCAAGGCCAGGTATACAGAGGAGTTCACTAATGCAAGTCATGCATGCAAGAAATAGATGATACGACAAAAGGTGAATTAAGAAGCACATTGTCTGTGAACAAACAGAGTCATGCTAAACGGCGCGCAGCAAAAAGGCAAGATGCAAAGATAAGGTTATCACTATTGCTGGCTAACCATCTGAGTCTTGGTCAGGATGAGAAGGACTTGCTTAACAGGAGAAAACAGGAGCGAGCAAGGTCAAGAAGATTGCCTACATCATACCTAATGAAATGCAGGGCAGAAAAGAAAGCTATCAGACAGGCCAAGAAGGCTGCACACCAGCAAATGTTCGAGCAACTCATGATTCTAAAAGGATCTACTAAGAAGTATCGGGAAGGCAAGTCGTTGACGCCAAGCGAGATATTGCTTGCGTTCAGTAAGCACTGCCAAGGCAAATAGCGTAATACAGAGTATATCGTTATCAGTCAACACGCATAATTACGTGAATGAAAAAATCAAGAAAACATAGACTTGTGGAACAAGCCATTGCTATCATGAAGGATGATGGGTTGGTTATAGACAGGGATTCAGTTCAGCAGTGGGTGATGGGACATGTTGTAAGAGGCACACACCATGCAGGAAAGTTTGGTGGATTATTTCCAGGGGATTTCTCCTCTTATTTTAGAGAATTTTATGAAGACATTGACAAAGACACTACTGACCAATAACGAGTTTGCTGACGCAGTAGGGCAGACCGTCTTCGGCAGAGGCTCTGCTGTCAGTGCAAGACATAAGATAAGAAAGCGTATGAGTTACAGGGCAAGAACTCGGTCTAATGCAGCAAGGCTGCAGAACATAGTCATAGCTGAAGACGCTATAGATGATGTTATCTGGAAGATGTACATTAGGGATAGGCTTGATAACGGTGTCACAACAGGGAGTGTGGCTCAGGAATCAAATCAGGAGTTGGCAGTGGTTAATGCCCGTCTCTTTAAGATAGTGTAAGCACAAGGCCCTGTTGTTCAGGCCTTTTTTGCTAGGTATTTACTTTCTGTAGAGTTGTACTGTGATGTTAATATACCTTTACATAGTTGACCACTGTGATATTATATCTATATCAAGGAAGGAAATTAAATCTTGATGTTAACCATAAAATACACACTATGAAATCAACTTACAACGACTACTACTCAGACAATGCAGCAGCAGCAGCAGAAAACGTGACAACTACAGTGACCACTGATAATGATGGATCATACCAACGAGGTGCATCATACATTGTAATTCTAAATGGTGTAAAGCACACACACCTCTTCAACGGACCCATTCTGCAGAGTCAAATCCGAGACTGTGAAGCACTTGTTGATTCATTCAGTAACAACAGCTAAGATGGCTACATTTGAAGAGATGGCACTAGAGGCAATGTCAGATATAGGACTACCAGAGGACGAAGCAGAAATGTTACTTGAAGATTATATAGAGGCATATGACTAGTTATGGTATTATATAGTATGACTACATGTAGTTGTTAACAGGCCAAAGGTGTACATAGTTGGTAATCTGTGTACAATTACATTAGATGAAGAGATTGGCTCAGAGTGTAGATTCTAAGAACTTCAAAAAATGCGACGATTGCGGTTATTGCGGCCGTAACAATCAGAGGCATGACTGAATGGAGAACCTACCCTCTAAACCAGACTTTTCACACAGCAGTATGCTCAGATCTGCACTTAACATGCACACTTCGGTATGTCACGTTACTTCCTTTCTTAACTCCTTTGTTGGGTGCAGAATTGAGAATAGTGCTTGTCTCTTTCGGAGGCTGACCCACTCGTTAAATTGATATCAATGCCTTGCCTTGGCTGAGTGGTTCAGGTTTCGAAAGAGGTAAGTAATTATCTCATAACAATATTATCTAATAAACAAGGCAAATTATGGCAAAGAAAAAGAAAACCAGAACAGCACCGTTCGGTCTAATCATTGTAGTAGGGCTGGTGATAACAGGTGTAAGTATTTACCGCACTGCAACAACGACTCCTATAGTAAGAGAATCAAAGGAGGAGGTCCGGTCCACAGTGGCTATCATTGTAGATGACACAGTTTCCGCATTTCAGGCACCAGACAAACGCAAAATGGATTCTATCCGTGACCGTGAGACGGTCAAGAGACAACAGGAGATAATTGTAATGGAGACATACCTCCTAGAAGAAAAGGAAGCCACAACGGAAGCCAAGGCTGCAGAACTTGCGGAAATAGAAGATGCAAGGGCTAAGGCAATAGCAGAGTTTGATGCTGAAGAAGCATCAGTTGTTAAAGCACATGACAACACACTTAGTAACATCGAATCACAATTGGAAAACGTCAGGGCTGACAAGTTGTCTTTTCTATAGCCCCATCAACTCGTAAAGTTGTGAACGCAATCAAGCAGAAGGAATCCACTGGTGGAATCAATTGCGGGAACGGGGCTTCTGGAGAGTATGGGTGTTTCCAATACACCTACTCCACGTGGGAGGGATACTCTAAAGAAGTGTTAGGCTATGTGCCAGTCCAGACGAAGGTTAATGAAGAGTATGTCATTGCTGTCAAGGTGCAGCAATGGCTAGAAGAAGGGCAGAGTGTACGATCTATAGCACTGAACTGGAACCAAGGTGAGTCGCATGGAGGAAAATGCATTAGTGGTGTAAACGAGCATGGCGTTGCATACGATTCCTGTGAATACATGGCAGCAGTTGTTGCGTATCACCAACAGAACAATCAATATTAACTTAACTTTAACGAAACAAATTATGGAAATCTTAATCATCGTGTACATATTATCAATCGTAGCAACTTGGCAAATCGCTAGGCACAACGGACGAAACTCAGGACTTGCAGTTGCGTTGTCTGTTGTCTTTGGGTGGATGGCAACCATCGGGTACATTATTGCAGGAAAGTCTTTTGCAAAAAAACTATCTGAGCAACAGCAACTTAACTCAATCAAATAAAACATCATGATAGCGCAACAAGTGTTCGAAGTAGGACAGTCTGTAGAGTTCAAAACAATAACTAACCCCGAGACAGGTAGCCCCGAAATAATCCAGGGTAAGATTGGTGCACATTTTGACAATGGTACAGTGTCACTTGTGTTAGAGTCAGGTGACATTATCATGGTGCATGAAGATAACTGTGTTGCCACAGATGACTGTGGTGTATGCGGAGGGTCTGGTCACCTGATCATTCCTGCTAGGCAGGTTTACTCGAAAGAAAAAGGTGTGCATATACAAGAGGAGGCAGATTACAAGTGTAAGAATTGCGACAATGGATAAAGAAACAAACATTTTCTTTTTTAAGACGTTGGTAGGTTCACAGGCACATGGGTTGGCTACCCCGGAAAGCGATAGAGACTACAGAGGTGTGTTTATTCAGCCTACAGGAGAGATACTATCACTAGGATCAAAGCCAAGAACAACATCTTGGTTTGAAGGCGATGAGGACAACACATCTTGGGAGCTAGGCCACTTCCTCAACCTTGCAACAAAATGCAACCCTACAGTGCTTGAAGTGTTTTTCGCCCCAGTGGAAAGTGTCAACGCTGAACTCAACCAAGACTACAAAGAACTTATGGAGTTGTTCCCGCACCTATGGAACTCAAAAGGTGTCAAGGACGCTTTCATGGGTTACGGGTACAGCCAAAGAAAAAAACTTCTGGAAAACAAAGACAACAGGTCACACAAGTATGCATCAGCATATCTTAGAGTGCTGATTCAGGCTAAAGAACTACTGAGCACAGGACAGTTTAGGGTGGATTTCAGAGGGCACCCACAATATGAGTATATTAAATCAGTCAAGACACAGAACAGTGACAACGGATTTGACATTTCACTAGGTGCAATCATAAACAAGTGTTCAGAGTTGGAGAAGGCAGTTGAAGATGCGTTTACTGCGAACCCTGCTAAAGAAACAGATGTAGCCAAGGCTAACGCATTTCTTTTAAAGGTACGTAAGAATCACATGTAGATTACAAACTAATGTTTCTGTGATGCGTAAAAAAGAAATAACTATAGCAATACAAGATTATGTTGATGCAATGACAGCCAGATATGAGGCAAAAACATGCCTAGCCAACGCTGAAGTAGCAGATAAAAGAACACGACACATTCTTAGTCAGGCCAGACATTCCTTAAGAGGGTTGGAACATGAACTCAACGAGTCATCTCTTACACCTGATTTAGTTTCATCGTTTGAAGTGCTTAAGAAGGTTGACTTGGAGGGGTAAAGCACATACACGTGTTCTCAAATGGGCCCCACAGGTACGCTATCAGTGTTGATAAGGAACTAATCATTAGTTGGCAAACTCCTTATACAGAGGTGGGTGCACAGCACTTGTTAACAGGTTGGTAGTGTACAATTGTTGACAACTATAATACTATATCACTATACTAATCATAACGAAAAACGAATCATGCCAAAACAATCAATGTTCATGTTTGTTCCTGAAAAGCAACTAACGAGACAGTCAAAGGAGGCTATCAAGAAAAAACAATCGGTTACAGTAGATACCAAATCTGGTGTTCTAAGATTCTCTATGGCATATGTCAGAGAGGCAAACTTAGACAGGGCGTTTATTAAACTGTATGCAGATGTTAGCACAAAAACAATTGGATGGCGTAAGGTACAAGGAGACATAAGCAGGTTGTCAGACATGAAAGACCTTAGGCAACTCAAGGTATATAAGAACAAGAAGACTGGATGTGACGTACATTGCCAGATCGGTATATCAAGTTTACTCTCAGCAATAAACGTCAAGCCTAAGCTGTTTAGCAGAATGGAAATAAAGCAATATAAGCCCGGTGCCCTCGAAGCAGCAATTACCTACGTAACACTTAAATAGAATATGACAACAAAACTAACAAAGAAGGAAGCACACGAATTGTCTATAGTAGAATCAATTGACGAAGCAACTTCCACGTTGCCTGATGTTATTGAGACGGAGGACGACCTGTTTGCAGCATCAGACCTTATTGTAAAGGTTAGAAGAACATTCGATGAAGTAGAAGCACGTAGAACTGCAAGAACTTCCCCAGCCAAAGAGACAATTGATCTCATCAATGAAGACTTTAAGAAGTTCCTAGTCCCTTTGAAAGATGCGGAAGCAAAACTTAAGGCACTGATCCTGAAGTATGCTGATACTCGGATAGAGTCAGACCTTATTACGTTAGCGGACGTGCGCAAGACAACAGGCGATGGAGAGTTAACTATCCCAATCGGTCTTAAATCAGTACCGAGTAATGGAGGTGAAATCAGGTTTAAGAAAGCGTTTTACGGTGAGGTCATAGACACTGTGTTACTCCCAGCAAAATATATGCAAGTGGACCAAAAAGCCATAGACAAACTCATCAACGCCACAGACGGAGAGCATGAGATTCCTGGCGTGGTAATTCGTACAAAAGCTGGGTTGGCTATCTACAAAAAATAATGGCTGCTTCTGAAACAGTGATTGGTCTTGTAATAGAGGCGCTGCCTAACACTCAGTTTATAGTGCAACTCAAGGATGCTACAGAGAAAAGATGCTATATAGGAGGTCGTATGAAAAGAAACAGAATTAGGGTAATGGTAGGAGATCATGTGGAGTATGTGCCAGACCATCAAGGCGAAAGCAACAGGATTATCAAGAGATTGTCAGGTAAGTCAGTACTCAGATAATATGAAAAAATACACAATAGAAAGATCCTTAACATACTCTGAAGAAGAGAAAACAGTCGAAGTAGAAATTACCAAAGAAGAAGCAGAGTTAGCACTTGCTCACTATGCACAACCCGAAGGAAGATTTGTGCCAGAGGAGGGAGATGATTACTGTTATGTAGACAGTTATGGAGGTGTATCGTGCAATACTTGGGGAAATCATGGGTCAGACAAATGGCGACTCTCCCAAAGAAATGTCTTCCGAACAGATGAAGAAGCCGAAGACCACCGAGAGTACCTTCAAGCAGTAGCAGTGATTAAAGAAAGTGCGGAGTTCTGGACTCCCGACTGGAGTGATGAGAAGCAATACAAATGGCATGGAGTATACAATCACTTTAGTAAAATCCTTAGTTCTAGCAACGATAGTATTTTCCAACGTCCAAACACAATCTACTTCGAGACAACAGAAGCACTCGTAAAGTCCCAAGAAGAACACCTAGCAGAGTGGAAGATTTATCTTAACGTAAAAATAATATGAATATCCTTATGACTACATTTATGAGTTTTATAGGAGGGGTTGTAACAATGCTGATTGTAATGTGGTGGGTAAGTCTCTGGATGTATTTAACAGCGACTGATAAGTTGCCAACTCCTATAGGGGTAGGAATCGCGTTTGGTGTTCCAATTGTGTGGGCGATCTCACTAATTGTTATCTTGACATAATATGCAGTCTCCTACTTACAAACAAATACTCCCTTACATAGAGAAAGGGCTTGTTAAGGAACGGTCACATCCCTGCAATCCTGCAATTAAGATATTTTGCTACACTGAAGAGTGTGTGTATTCCAAAGCCTGGGACGACATAACACTAGAATGCAGAGGGTTAATACTGAACACACTCACAGATGAGGTGATGGCAAGACCGTTTCGTAAGTTCTTTAACTGGGGAGAACTTAGTGAAGATGAGCAGTCTCTGCTGTCCAAAGATAAACACTACTCAGTAGAAGAAAAACTTGACGGGTCACTTGGCATCTTATACTGGTACAACGATAAACCTTGTATAGCAACCAAAGGGTCCTTTGACTCTGATCAATCTGTGTGGGCTACAGAATGGTTTAGACAGAACATCAACTATTCCTACATGCCTGGGAGAACAGAGCTGTTTGAGATAATATACCCGGAAAACAGGATTGTTGTGAACTACCCAGAGTCAGGACTGTCGCACCTTGCAACCATACAAAAAGACACAGGCAACACTGTCATATCAGAACCAATTGTAGGCTGCAAAACCAGAGCTCTATGTGATGTCTTACCAATCGATGCGTTATGCAAACAGGACAAGGACAACGCTGAAGGGTATGTCCTTTACTTTCATGAAACCGGAACAAGAGTTAAGGTCAAATTCCCTAACTATGTGGAGAAGCATATGCATGTAACAGGGCTGTCTACTAAGATGATATGGCGTGCCATGTGCAAGTACGATGGTGAGTTGATGAACGTACGTGTGGTTGACATACTCCATGACATACCTGACGAGTTGCATGACTGGGCTGACTCTGTGGTCAAAGACATATGCATGGATTATTATGTAGTGCTAAAAACGGTTATATCTGAGTTGGCACCTCATGAAAAAGTCATGGCTACCAAGTCTAGAAAAGACATTGCAGAAGTAGTAATGTCAACCACTTACCCAGGACTTGGATTCATGTGGGTTGACCTCAAAGCAAAGCAGCTTGACAAACAAATCATGAGAACGATAGAGCCGCACGGTAGCAAAACGTTTAAGTATTAACATCATCATTATGCAACAAACATCATCAACAAGCACAGGATTCCTTTCTATTTTATCAATTTTATTCATCGGTCTAAAACTCGGCGGTGTTATCACTTGGTCTTGGTGGTGGGTACTTGCTCCGTTATGGGGAGGGATGGCACTGCTGCTTGCCATAATTGCAGTTGTCATTGTTGTACTAGGAATTATTAGTGTTGTAAAGAAATCACGATAGTATGACAGACACAGACAAAGCAAGAAAGGTTGCTGCTATTATAGATCTCATCCACCCGTCCAACGAAGGTGATTGGGTAGAACATATAGACTGCTCCTACAGCGAATTTATAGACTTAATAAACGAATTATGGCAAAACTAGTAATGACAAAAGGGCTGCCTAGATCAGGTAAATCAACATGGGCAAAGGACTATGTGCTTCGGTCAGGCAACGCAGTAAGGGTGAACAAGGACGACCTACGTGCAATGCTCCATGCTGGTAAATGGAGTCAGCAAAATGAAAGACTGACCAGGCATGCAGAAAAAGCCATGGTGATAGCCATGCTTAACAAAGGCAAATCTGTGGTGGTAGATAACACCCATATGCCAGAAAAGTATGAGGTTGAATGGAAAGCTGTTGCAGAGGAGTGCGGTGCAACCTTTGCAATTGAGAGGTTTGACGAAGCCGACCTACGTGTTCTTGCCAAACGAGATTATAACAGTGATTCTAGAAGAGGTATCAACATTATCACAGACACTGCTCTTGTGTTTGACAAGATACACTTCGAAGATGACAGCCTTATCATCTGTGACATAGACGGCACCATAGCAAACTGCGAGCATAGACGAAAGTATGCCAGCGGTGATACAAAAAACTGGGACACATTCTTTAAGTTGGCACCACAAGACACACTGATAGCCAACACAGACCTCATGCTTAAGGAGTATATGGCACAAGGAAAACATATTATGTTTGTGTCTGCCCGACCAGAGCACTGCAGGCAAGACACAGAAAGTTGGCTGTCAGACAACGGCTGGCTAAACAAGTTTTCTAAGTCTGCAGAACTTGCCAATGAATCAAAGGTGCAGCATCACTGCTACTTTGGACTGCTCATGAGAAGTGACGGCGACAGCAGGGACGACACTGTTGTTAAACAGCAAATTCTTGACAGGATGCTTAAAAAAGAGTGGATCCACACTGTGATAGATGATAGACCAAAGATAGTAAGGATGTGGCAGGACAATGGGGTGCCTGTCATAGATGTAGGAAATGGTATAGAATTCTAATTATGAAAGTTGAATTAGCAAGAACAAGACTAAAGGTGTCACTGCCATATAATGAGCACCTCGTTGCCATGATTGCCCAGGTGCCTGGTAGAACTTTTAACAAGAAGTCCAAGACATGGTCTGTACCAGTGGTACATGTTAAAGATGTTGTAGAAGCGCTTGGCCCATTCGGTTGCGAGTTTAGCGACAAGGTTGTGGAACTTTATAGAGATCAAGTCAAGTTCTTTCAAAAAATAACAAGACTAAAGGAAGGTAGATTCACAGAAGTGGAGACCCAGCTTCTTGACAAAACAGACATTCCTATGTATGCATACCAACGAAGAGGTGCTGGGTTCATGTGTGCAGTAAATGGCCTGCTAGGTGACCAGCCTGGGTTAGGTAAAACAATACAAGTGATTGCAGGAACTCAACTTAAGCAATCAAAGAAGGTCCTTATTTTCTGCCCTAGCGTCATAAGATCAACATGGGAGGAGGAACTTCAAAAGTGGTCCCCTGACTCAACGTTTGTTGTGGTGAAAGGAAACCCTAAGCAAAGGCTTGCCCTTTACAAAACAGATGTCACATACTATATATTGAACTATGAACTTGTTCTTAGGGATCTACCAATTCTCAAAAGCATGGAGTGGGACGACATCGTATGTGACGAATCAACAGTGCTAGCCAACCATACAGCAAAAACAACCAAAGCCATTAAGAAGCTAAAGCCTCTCCGTAAAACAGCAATGACAGGTACACCATTGAGTAATAAGCCAGACGATCTGTGGTCACCTATGGATTGGCTGCAGCCTGGCTTACTTGGGTCGTACCTTGAGTTTGTGGAGAAGTACTGTACCACAAACAGGTATGGATCAGTTGCTGGGTACAAGAATCTTGACAAGTTAAGCAAGATCATAGAACCATACATGCTCCGCAGACTTAAGTCCGAAGTGCTCAAGGATCTACCTCCTAAGATATACAAGAATATTAGGGTAGACTTCACCTCTGAGGAAAGAAGAATGTACGACAACTTTGAGAACGCTCTAACTGATGAACTTAAGTTGCAAGGGGTGGACAATACAAGAAATCTTAACTCAGCGTTGGTTAAAATGACAAGACTTTCGCAGTTGGCAGATTCAGGTGAGCTTGTGACAGGTGAAAAGCATGGGTCTAAGCTAGACGGTCTGAAGTCGTTGCTTGCTATATTGTTGGAAGACCCTGATACAAAAACAATAATATTCACAGGGTATGCAGCGATGGCCAAAATACTGGAAAGGGAGCTAACCAAGTACAACCCACTCTGTATTGCAGGTTATGTAAATGACGATGACAGAACAAAAAACAGGCACACATTTCAAGAAGACAACAAGCATCAGATCATGATAATGACCTCAGCAGGTAACATGGGACTTAACCTCCAGCGTGCTTCAAGTGTAATTCACTATGATCTGCCATGGTCGATCTCAGGTGCCGAACAGAGGGAAGACAGGGCACATAGGAATGGGCAAACTGGATCTGTGGTTGTGTACAGGATGCTTGTAAAGGACACAATAGATGAGTACAAGCTGTTCAAACTGCAAGGCAAGAAAAACTACTCTGACACAGTCCTAGGTGACAAGGCAGTTGACACCTCAGGAAGTGAGGTTGACGTTGACTCACTGAACGCGGAGTCCTACATGGAGTGGTGTACAAAGGTAACCAAGCGTGATAATATATAACTACTTAAATCATGATTAACTACACAACAATGACTGACTCATTAAGCGACAAGATGTTAGTTGAGGAGCTACAACTTGCCACAGTGCAAGGACGCAGAACACAGCGGTGGAAAGACATTCTACTAGAGATTAACGAATGTTTTGCTGCAGCGAAGGACAACAGAAGAAGCACACCTTTGGTTAGATCCAAGAATACAAAAAAAGATGCAGACCTAACTGTATCAGCCAGAGTGTTTTGGCTCCATGGTGTAGGGGAGGACGGCATCATAACGCTGTTCAGATCTTACAAGACATGGCGAACATACATATCTAAAGAGTATGCACACATCTTCAAACCTACTGCGGTGGGGACAGGCCCAGGCAGACGGTATTATCTAAAAACGTACAGCATTGCAGACTTCGTGTATCTATTCGAAACTAATCAACTTTAAACAATGACTAAAGTCAAGGCATCACAACATCAAATACTGGCACTATCGGTTGACAAGGCAGAGTCAATAGAAATTGGTCTGGATCATGCAGTTGTTCTGCATTGGCTTAGGCAGGAGACAACTCTGTCTAAGTTAGTGAGTGAAGGCTCTAGTGTGCAGAACAGTCAGTGTATAGCAATAACACCTGAGATGGTTACACTCTTCTTTCCTATGTTTACTCCAGGCAGAACTCATGGGATATTACACAACCTTGCTCTCAAATTCAAAAAAATACATTTGGTTAAGTCTCACTCAAGGTTGTACGTATCCATGGCCAAGGACAAGCCTGCAGACTTTAAACCTGCAAAAAAGAAAACAGAGATAGTAGTAAAGGAGGATGTGACCTACACTACAGAAACCGGAGACAAGGTGACAGTGCCTGAAACCAAGTTTATAGCTACTATAATAGATGCGTTTAGCACCGTCAACCCTCGGTATGCAGACTTCTTCTCTAGGAAAGGTGAGCGTGAGTCAATATCAGTAATGTTAACTCAGTACACAGCGGATAAGATACTACAAATGGTGTCTGTGCTGCCTACTACTAACAATATGCAGTGGGCACCTATTATTACAACCCCTAGGGAGTTGTATAACAAAGGCAACAAGCTTATAATATTCATGAATAGACTTAAGGCCGAGGAAGATGGAAAGGACACCATAGAGGTACTCCTATAATATGACATACTTACTTAAATCAACAATAGGCGTATCATTTCTGATTGACGAAGATGAGATAGCTTTGATCAGGTCAGCAAAAGATGATCACTTCATCTTCTTTAGAAACGGCGCTGTCAAGAAGAAGTTAGTAGGTACAATCACAGAGTATACATCACCTCAGGACCCAGTCCTTAGATTATCAACTGAAACAAAAGAACAATACGAAGTTCGGAAACGAGAAGCCAAACTGCCAGACATTTTCGAAAACAGTAGGAGTTCCAAAGTTCGTAACATCAACTAGTATGTCAAAGGTCAAAGAGTTCTTAGACAGTCAGGACGTAGATTACAAAACAGTACCAGGTGGGGAGTTGATTTTAGAAGTGTGTCCAGTGTGTGGCAAGGAAAACAAATTTTATGTAAACGCTGAAACAGGGCTACATGATTGCAAGATATGCGGTCATAAAGGAAACCTGTTTAAGCTCAAATCTCTATATGGTGTGATAGAAGGTGTTAGTTCTGCTAGAGACCTGATAGGGTCGTCCTTTAAACCCATGGACATTGCAGTACTTGAATCCCTGGAAACAGCACTATGGGAAGACACACAGGCACTCAACTATCTAAGAGGCCGTGGGTTAACTGATGCAACCATCAAGCATTTCAGGATTGGGTACGAACAAACTCTAGGCGGGCATTGGATTGCCATACCTCATATACAGGACGGTAAGCTGTGGAACGTTAAGTACAGGGAGTTTGTTGGCAAGAAGGCGTTTAGGCGTGTGCAAGGGCAGCCTACTGTCTTGTACAACATTGATGGTGTAGATTATAGTAAAGGCGGTCTTGTCGCTGCTGAAGGTGAATTTGATGTGATGGCTGCTTGGCAGATGGGCGTGACAAACACCGTAGGACTAACAGGAGGAGCTAAAACATTTAAACCAGAGTGGCTTAGTGTGTTTGCACAGTTTAACAAGGTGTACACATGTCTTGACTCTGATCAAACCGGGCAGGAAGGAGCAAAGAAGGTTGCTGAAATAATAGGGTTAAAGAAAACAAGGAATGTTGAGCTACCAACTAACGATATAAATGACTATCTCAATGATGCAACTACATCTCCTGCTGACTTTAAAAACCTGCTTGGGCAGGCTAAGCAATTTGAAATAGATTACATCGGTACATCTGCTGATATTGTAGGCCAACTAGATGATTGGTTCTCAGGGGAGGACACTGCACTTCGTGGTCTTGAGACAGGGCTTCCTCAATTTGATGCGTTAACAAAAGGACTCAAGGATCAAGACCTTATCATTCTGTCAGGGGATTCAGGTGTAGGTAAGACAACGCTGTGTCTTAACATCATTCATGAGATAATGGACAGAGGTAACGCTGCGTTTGGCTTCTTTCTTGAAGGGCAAATACCATATTACTTCACCCGTATGATTGGTGCACCTCTTGGTCTAGAATACAATGAGTTAAACAACGACCCTGAAGTGTATGAAGACATAAAGAGTGCTGCAGCGGAACTACCACTGTACTACTACAGCGGGTCCCAAGGCGGGCTGACCCTGGACATAATAAAAGACATCATTCCGATGGTTGTAAGGCTTTACGATATCAAGGTCATCTTCATTGATAACCTCCAGAAACTTGTTCGTGGGTCAGACACAATGTATTACCAGCGGTTAGGAGATACTGTGTCAGCACTTAAAGATTTAAGTGTAGACAACAACATACCTATCGTTCTTATCTCTCACATCACTAAAATAGATGAGACCAAGAAGGTCATTACTATGCATGATGTGAAAGGGTCATCTACGATATATCAGGATGCTGACATATTCGCTATCTTCCAGGCAATCAAAGATGAGTTCTACTTGTCTATTGATAAAAACAGAATGGGGGAAGGAGGCATACACATACCAATGAACGCAGATAAGCGACTTGGCTTGTTTAAAGAGCTTGACGGGGAGGCAGTCAAAACAGAAGACATGGGCTCACAGGTGCCTAGGTCTAGGGCAGCCGATTAAAAAAAAGTTGTTAACAGGCAGGCGTTGTACATTTGCACACAGGGTGATACTATTATAGGATAATACTAACGAAAACGCGCATGGCAAAAGACCCAACAACAACAACAACGCACACAGACTCAGTGTTCCTGACTCACAGTGGTAGCACAATGGCTGTTAAGGACGCGGTTAGTCAGAATGATTGCTGGTTTATACAAAAGGAGCGAAGGTGGGTGCTTACTCACAAAGCCATTCAGAAGATTGCGACGTTGGCAGGAATCAGTAAGAATTACGATGTGGAAGAGTCAGCTACAGTGCAACCGTCTTACAGAAATGAACTTGAGCACATTGTCAGGGTGACAATTAAGTGTAATTCTAAAAGAAAAGGCAAAGGTGCTGCAAAGGGGTGTGTTCATGATCAGTTTGAAAACACTCTTACAAAAACAGGAGAAGCAAACAAGGTTAACACTGCTGTCAAAGGTAGAGGGTACCTTAGGACTATGGCTGAGAAACGTGCTTACGACGTTGCTGTACTAGAGCATGTTGGACTGTACGACACTACATTCTCAGAGGAAGAGTCAGAGTCAATGATGGGAGGCTCACCTGAAGAGCATAGATCTATTGTGCTAACCAACGTTCAGTTGGAGGCAGTCAAAACAGAGGTCAACGCGATTGTATCCTGTACCACAGATGATCAGTTAGCCAAGGCCGCAGCAGAGGTCAAGATTAAAAAGGAGTCCAAGATGTATTCTGACAGCCAGGTTAAGTTCCTGGACAAGCTGATAAACGACACCCAGCTTGGATTTATAAATGAGGCACCTCCTCAAGTAAAACCTTTTTAGCATGGAACGACCATTTAACTTAAAATTTGATGACACACTCACAGGACATGCGGAGTCATCATTTAAACTAGAAAGAATATCACCATCTATGATGGGTACCTACACATCATGTCCTCTTGCATTCTACTACGGGTACATAGCAAAGATAGAGATACCACAGTCCAGACTGCATTTGCTGTTTGGTAGTGCAATTCACTTAGCGTTAGAATACATGTACAACGATGGCAAGGACCCGCATGAAACATTTGCAGAGCACTTTAAAAGGGAGGATCTGGACCCTGAAGGGCAGTTATCCTTTTCGGAGTACTACATGCTAGGTGTAGAGATGGTAAAGAACTATGTAGATGCAAAGCCAGCCATAGATGCTGCTTACGGTTTAGACAAGGCAGACACTGAACTTAAGGTGAAGGAATTCATCACCCACCCAATCACAGGCAAGCAGTCTAGTGTCAAGTTCTCAGGAATCCTCGATGTGCTTACACACGGTCATAAGATTGTGGATTACAAGACATCGAAGACTAAGTGGAAGACAAGTGAAGCCCGGTTTAAGCTCCAAAGCCGCATGTACAATCTTTGGTATTTGTCAAGGTTCGGCAAAATTGCTGATGAGACAGTGTGGATCATTTTACTAAAGAAGTTTAAGAAAACATCAAGAGATGAGGTAATTCAGTTTCTGTCTTACAAGCCATCTATAGATGACCTTGCCGCAACATTTGAGGAGATGGAAGCAATTGTTGAAAAGATTGAAACTGGCAACTTCGAAAGACCAACCAAAGGTCACCCACCGTATTGTGATTGTTACAAATACGAAAGGTATCTAGGGATTACTAGTTAGCACACACACATGGATAACATTCAAGCATTAACTGCACTGCTTTTAAAGCATGCACAAGAAGCACAAGATCTAGCAAATGAAGCAGAACGTAAAGGCAAAATGCCATACAGGATTGCTAAAGAGATTAGACGTAACGCAGGTGACTGTGGTAAAGTAGGTAAGGAACTTAGACTAGTGACCCAGGCATATTTCAAAGCACAGAAGGAGGTACAGACAGAAGTGTAATACTACCCACTAACTTATAATTATTATGGCAGACGAAAACAACCCATCACCGAACACAACTACTATTGAAGTTGCTTCAGTTGAGCACAAGGAAGGAGTTAGTCAAAAAAATGGACGGCCTTATGTTATTCACAGGATAACAGATGCAAAGTCAGGACGGGACATGTCAACATTTGACGAGTTTGCGGCAAACCTTAAAATAGGAGACAAGCTTGATGTTATAGTAAGCCAGAACGGGCAGTACTGGAACTTCAACGATCCAAACAAGCCGGCATCGAAGTCTTACGGAGGTGGAGCAGCAGGAAGAACAGCAGGTGTTCTTAGCACAGCTCAGTCAGCCACTGTTCATGCATTCCAGATAGCAGCAACACTGCTTGCACCAAAGTTTGCAGAGAAAGGAGCAAAGATATCAACAGACTTTCTAAAAGAACTAGCAGACCAGATCAAACCTATGATTGAAACAGTCACACCTCCTGCTGCACCTGTTGCACCTGCAGTACGACCTGTTGCAATTGTAGCACCTGCTGCAGCACCTGTTGCAACACAGCCTGCAGTTGCAGTTCCTACATCAACTGAAGACACAACCCCTGCAGTTGATTCATCATTTGCACAAGACGAAGACAAACCATTTTAGCAAATAAGTAAAACGACTCCTCTATGATGCACGTATTCCCAGCTACATTCATTACGCCTACAAACAGGGCGGGTGGTGTAAGAGTAATATTTGAAATTGATGATTCCAATAGGGAAAGCGCAGGTGAACTGATCAAGCTCCCTATGGGAAAAGAGATGTTGTTGGTTGCTTATGAAATCGGAGAAGACAGTGAGGACATCAGAAAGGCACATGTTAAGCCTGACTACGGCAAAAACCAATTCATGAAACAAGTTCATGCTATCATTGGTGATTACGCAGCCCAAACAGGTGTGGGAAAGGATAAAATCAAGAACATTCTAAGATTAAAGTTGATAGCAAAAAACTATATCAAAGAATCAATGTCAGAAGCCAACGAACAAACAATGGCTACTGCTGTATATATCCTTAGAACACAGATGAACCCTTCCAGATTAGATTACACTGACTATCAGGATAACGAAACATAACACTCAATGGTCACATTAAAAGACAGAACAACAGGAGAAGAGTATCCTCTTGAAGATGATAATATCCACAAGTACTGGAATGAGCAAACTGCCTACAAAGGTTCTGTGTTTGTCATTGAGCCTCACTTCGAGGTTGAAAAATACGACAAGTTTGCTATGCTAGTAAAAGATAACACAGAAGAGCCAGTATGGATTTGCTTCAATAGGGCAACAATCGAGAAGGAAAGTACAAGAGAGCACATTACAGGATTGTTCAAGGACAACCCATTTTATCGGATTCATATATCAGATCATGACTCAAGACAAACTTAGCCACATGCTCCAGTTACAGTCGGAGTTTCAAAAGAACTTCTACGACATTGCAACACTTGCTGATGCAGATAGAGTAAGACAAACAAAAGAGAACATGCTAGCACTACATAGGGAATTAGGTGAGGCACTAAACGAGATGCCGTGGAAACACCACAGGGCAAACTCACAGTCCTATGATATTACAAAGGTGCAGGAAGAACTCATAGATTGTATTAAGTTCATGATGAACATTTGTTTGCTGTGGGGACTTGATGCAGATACAATGTACTCCAAATTCGTTGAGAAAACACGTGTTGTGCAAACTCGGTATGACAAGGAGAAGGACAGGATACCGACTGCATTAGACAGTAACAGCACCAAGATGGGGTACAACACAGACCTCAAGAACTAAAGTTATTAACAGGCATACGGTGTACACTGTTGCACTTAGTGATTATAATAGACATATGACAAATCGACAAACTGATCAGCAGGAACTTCACAATAAAGAATCAGCCGTGGCGGAATCTGCGTTTAGAGAAATCTACACCAGGCTAAGCCACCTTGGTGTTGAAGTTGCCCCTCGCGGTTATAAGGTTCTGGAATGTGAGGACTTCTCATTCCTGCTACCTAAGTATGTCAGGTTTGCCAATTTCCAAGTACGAAAACTCAACCTAGATTACATCAAGGCTGAGTTTCTTTGGTATTTGAACGGCGACCCTGGTAACACCCGGATAGGCAAGTATGCATCAACATGGAACCCACTCATCAATCCTGACGGAACAATCAACTCTAACTACGGGCAGTACATCTTCGGACAACAGGACCAGTTCGCAATAACAAGACAAACCCTAAGGGATGACAAAGACTCAAGACGTGCTTCAATTGTTATTCTGTCTCAGGCCCACCTGGCTTCTGACACAAAGGATGTGCCTTGCACTTACTCTATCAACTTTAGGATCAGGGATAACAAGCTAAACATGAGTATACGCATGAGATCCCAAGATGCAATATTCGGGTTTGGTAACGACACACCTTGTTTTAGTCTAGTACATGAGATGATGTACATGAGCCTTAAGGCGGATTATCCTGATCTTGAGCATGGATCATACCATCATACTGCTGATTCCTTCCATGTGTATGAACGTCATTTTGCCATGTTCCACGCCATCACTGCAGGTGGCCTAAGCAAGGCAAAGTATGAGCACATCGCAATTCCTAAGATATCCTCCCATGCGGAAGTTGAATTCCTAAGAACAGGGGATTTCTCTCATATACCAGATGAGTATGAGTTTTCAAAGTGGCTAACATTTTTCGAGAACGAGAAGTACAAAGATGCGTTAGCTGATCTAGGCAAGCCTACTAATATGACATTGTTCTAATATGAAGTACGTGATAACAGAGCACAAAGACTTCGCAATATTCAGTGAGGTAACAACACATAGTGAGATAGGACACACTCTTTTTGGAGCACCCACAAGTGCAGGATTCTGCCATTTTGATGACCTGTCAAAGACAATGCAATGCTACGGACAAAGTGTAAGCATAGGCATTGGCAGTAGACCTGACGACAGTGACTTCCTTACCAGCAAACTAACGGACAACTAACATGATATACAAACTAGTGTTCATAGATACAGAGACGACTGGCCTTACTGACGATGTCAATGCCAGGCTACTGCAGGTAGCTTACACAGTAGGAACAAAACAGGTTGACGAAATGTACCTGCCTCCTGTGGAGATAGGTGCTGGAGCTATGGCAGTTCACAAGATCACTCCTCAGATGGTGGAGTCAAAGCCAGAGTTCAGAGGTTCACCAGAACACAAGGAGTTGGTTCGACTGTTTAAACAAAAGAAGAACGTGTTTGTTGCACACAACGCTGCATTTGATGTTGAAATGATAGAGCGTGAAGGTGTGGATATTGTTTCAGTGTTGTGCACCAAGCGGTTGGCCCAGACGCTAATGCCGCTTGCTGAGCATGCCGCACTAGCAAATCACAAACTACAAACGTTAAGAGAGTATTTTGGTATTGAGCTTAAAGATGCACGTGCCCATGATGCGTTAGGCGATGTGCTGGTCATGGTCGAGGTTTTCAAAGAACTATACAAGATAGCAAAGGGGAAAGCAAATGCCAAAGCAGTCACACTTGGCAGAGTAAAATACACAAAAGATGAAATCTTAGAAAGAATGATCGAATTGTCAAGTGGACCTGTCCCACCAGACAGCCCAATGCCTTTCGGTAAACATGCAGGAACCTCCCTTAGAGATCTTGTAACAAACGAGCGCAGCTACTGTGAGTGGCTACTTAGAAACACAGATGACAGTGGAGGAGTTAACCCAACACTAAGGGCATTACTAAATCGAAACTAATATTATGTCAAAACCAGATTACTCAAACATTAACGCACTGACCGCATGGGATGAAGGCAAGGACATTAAGATTGCTTGCAAAATCAAGGATGATAAAACAGGGAACTGGTCGCGTGGTGTCAAGACTATATCTGGGTTTGAATGGTACTTCGCCCTTAGCGCCAAGGATGTGGAAAAGAAGGTAGTCAAACTACTCATAAACAACTACTACGATAAAGGTGTGGTTGTGCGTATTGAGGATTACAAGGACGACTGGGTCAAGGTGTACTGCAACAAAGAATCAACTGATGTAAGGTACGGCACAGGTACAAGTTCCAACGTTAAGTATCTGATCCAGGACTTGAAAAGGGAAGGAGTTGTATTGTATGAGTCTGACCTTTCTATGTGGAAGCGATTCTGCATTGATAACAAAATTGATGTTGCAGGTAATCTTGATATACTTTACTTCGATATTGAGACAGATGACACCCATGACGGTATAGAGATTGGTGCACACACTATTCTTTCTTGGGCAGCTATGAACTCCAACGGTGATGAGTTCTTCTGGCTTAACGAGGAATCTACCGGAGGAGAACCTGGGCTGCTGAAAGGGTTCCTGAACCTAATGACAGATCATGACCTTATATCAGGTTGGAATTCAGGAGGGTTTGACCTACCTTATATACAAGGAAGGCTAGAGTTTCACAACATAGACCCAGGCGATATGTTCAAAAAGAAACTGCACATAGATCTTATGCAAAGATGTGCAAAGGTGTACAGCTATGAAATGTTTAACATTGGCTTGAAAGGTTTCTCCTTGAATGAAGTGTCCAGGGTGTTCCTTGGCGCACAAAAGGTTGAGCATGAGGAAGGCATTATGGAGATGTATCTCAACAACCCAGAACTCCTTGAAGAGTATAACAGACAAGATGTTAAGCTACTGTTTGACTTGGACAACAAACTCCTAATCACTGATTTGATGATCAAGGAGTGTCAGTGGACAGGTGCGTTCCTGGATAGGTTCTACATTGGCGAGTTGCTTGATAACTATATATTGAGACGTACTCATGAAATGGGGTTCTTCCAACACGCTAGGCCTGATTGGAATGAGAAACAGTCCTTAGACAACATCTCTATTCGTGGAGGGTTTGTTATGGCACCTGTACCAGGTGTTTATGATGGTGTTAGAGTATTCGATTTCAAATCACTGTACCCGTCAATCATGGTGGGGTTCAATATAGGACGTGATTCACTCAACAAGGAACTGTCAGATCATGGGTTTGTAGCTATGTCACAGTTTCTTAGAACAGGCACTAAGGACGAGATCAAGGTTGAACTAGTTGATTTTGGCCAGTGGAAAGCATTCCTAGAATCAGAGAAAGCAAGGTTGGATCCTAAAGATGAGCACATACAAACAGCCAACAACGCATTCTTTTCCAAAAGTAAGATATCATTCGTCGGTGACCTTGTTCAGCACCTATTGAATCTTAGGGCAGACTGGAAAGCACAGGCAAAAGGGATGGACAAAGATGATCCTGAGTATGTTAACATCCAGCAGTCACAAGGTATTGTGAAGGAGATGGCTAACTCTATGTATGGTATCACAGGTGACAAGGGTAGTCGCTACTTTGATCAGAGTGTTGCAGAGGCTATCACCTTGACAGGTCAGTTCCTCAACCGTTTGTCATCTCACTTTGCACAGAGGCACGGGTACTCAACAATCTACGGAGATACTGACTCCATCTTTGTGCCTATCGCTAGTGATGAAGGTACAACCTCCTTAGTTGCGAAGGTAGAGGCTGATCTTAAGGAGTACTTGGAAAGTCATGTCGGTGTTACCAACAACATCATAGAACTTGAGTATGAAAAGAAGTTTAGCAGAATGATCATGCTAGATAAGAAGCGGTATGCTGGTAAGATGGTGCTGTACGATGGGTATGCTACTGATAAAATATTTTCACGCGGTACAGAGAACATCAAAAAGAACACAATTAGAATCACCCGTGAAGCGTTGGTTGAGCTAATCCACTGGGTGGTTGATGATGATACTGACATTTCAGTAGCTAAGGCAAAGACGTGGGTTGAATCACTTATGAGTAAGATGCTTAACGATGATATAGATCCAGATGATCTTAACATGATTATCAAGGTGTCGAAACCACCATCTAAGTACAAATCAAAGCCACTCCACGTCAGGCTAGCAGAACGGCTGATCAATGCTGGTATGTTACCACCTATCATAGAAGGAAAGAGGTCGTGGGGTACAAGACTAGATTACATAGTGGTCAAAGATCCTGAGACAGGTAAACAAGAAGGTATACTTCGTGAAGAGTGGGCAGGTGTTTGGGACAGGCAATACTACTGGGAGGTGCAAGTGTACGCACCTATCAGGCGGTTCCTAGAGGTTGTGTTTCCTAGTGAGGACTGGGGGATCTACTCCATTGAGGAGCAGGACAAAATCAAGAGAAAGAAGGACAGGGAGGAATCGAAGATACTCAAGTTTATAGATCTAGAAGAAAAGAGAAAGACAAGGCATATCAAAAAAGCAGAGATGACTGCAAAGAAACAGAAGGCCCTTGAGGATAAGGAAAAGGCAAAGAATGAAAAGCGCCGTAACGCGATATTGGCCAAGATCAATAAGACCAAAGAGGCAAGCTAACTGTTAACAACTTCAGTGTACACATCGTAACTTAAGTAATATAATCAACATATGAAAGCAAACAAAACACAAACAATCATAATTATGGAAGGTGCAGACATGATGGGAAAGACAAGTATAGGTGCAGCACTGTCAAACAAGCTTGATGTTCCTATTGTCAAGATGACTCGTAGTGAGAAGTGGTTTGACCCTATGATAGACCTGATGTATGCAGGTGAAACCCACTGCCAGCTGGCTCAGCAAACAGGGTATGACTTTATCTACGATAGACTGTTTCCTAGTGAGTATGCATACAGTAGAGCGTACCAACGATCCACATCACATGAAAAGATAATTTCCATTGATGCTCGTTATGCAAAGATGGGGGCACTTGTAGTTGTGTGTTTCAAGGATCCTAAAGCGTATCAAGAAGATGACAAAGGCATCATCGACGTTGCAAAATACAGTCAGCTTACAGAGTGGTACAAGGAATTCAAGAAACTGTCTAAGTGTGAAGTACTCATGCTTGACACAACAGAGGAAAACCTAGAGGACCAGTTAAAACAAATACAGGAGGCATTAGAAACAGCACAAGCTAAAGTAAAATAAATATGAAGTCACTTCTCAACGATGATACAGCGCAGTATCTTAAAAAAATAGATTATACAAGCACATGGAGTGTTGGCCATCATTACAGGTTCCTACTATTTGCTAATTACGTAGTTAAATCTGGTGCCAAGAAGGTGCTTGATGTAGGATTCGGAAAAAACATGCTGATTCATTATCTAATAGATGCTGGGTTTGATGGCGAGTATATTGCAGTGGACATCAATCAGGACTACATTGATGCAGGACAGCAGGAATGGGATTCTGAGATCAGTAAGAGGGATGGTTGTGAGTGCAGTGCACAATACGTGTTCGGGGAAACAGTAAACATGGAGGTCGACGTTGTTGTGCTTGGTGAGTTTGTGGAACACATCCCAAAGGACACAGTCAAAGACGTTCTTGCAGGGTACAGGAAGCAACTAACTGATGGTGGATCAGTTATTATTTCCACACCTAACAAGCATAACGGTGAACTAAACTGGCCGGACGATCATGAGGATGAGTTTGAGTTAGACGAACTCCTTGAGGTAGTAGCTGGGAGTGGCCTTGTATCTCACCAAGTTGTAGGGTATTGGAACAACACAGCAGGTGTCAAATCACACCTAACTAAGGAGCAGTTGGCTACGTACGAAAATGATGCTGCGTATCTACCAGCATCTTTACTAAACGTACAGCACTGTTTGTCATACCCACGGGATTCAAGGGCAGTAATTGTAATTGCAAAATAACATGGGAATGCATTTTGATGTAGCAGTATACAGCAAGACAAAGTTTCGTGAATCACTCAAGGAAACACACAGTGATGACAATGCCAAGGTCGTCATGGCAGCTGTAGAAGCTGCGTCAGCAGGGGATGACAGTGTGTTTGCACTTCTTGCATGTGAATACTGGGATGACTATAACCCAAGGTGGGAACTACCAAGACTCATACAGGCGTTGGCGATTGATGTGACAACCTACGATGGTGTGGAGGAACTTGACAAATACAGCATAGGCACCAACCACCAAGCGTTCAACGCTGAGGAGTGGTACAGCGATAACACTGGTAAGTCGTTACCTGCTCATCCATACGACGATGACTATGATGATGATAAAGATATTAACTAACTTATACTTATGAAAATTGGAATCTACAAACCGTTCAAGAAAGTGTACTTTCATGATGACAAAGAAGACAACGCAGCATGGAGTTTTGAGGTAACAACAGTTGCCAAGATATTAGCAAGGCAAGGGCACAAGGTCAGTATGTTGAGTGACACTGATCTTAGGGATGGCGCGTTTATTAACATAGACACATCTGGGCTGAATGAGATATATGACAGGATCATACTGTTCAGCGGTACATTTTCACTTGATAAAGAAGGTGAAGGAATCATAGACATTCTAAAAGGACTTACTCCTCGCCTAGACTTCATGCTCACCGATCTTCGTCTTGTACCAGAGGATAAGTCAAAATATGAGATGTTTGACACTATCTACACCCAGGCTACCAAGCCTATAGAGTCAATAGGCCACTTAGCAAAACAAAAGTATGGTGCTATCTCAGAGTTTATACTTTACAAGCATGAATGGGACCTGTCGACTGAAGAAATGAATGCAAACAAGAGCACTACATTTTATTTCGGAGGCACTGAACGCGGTAGACTGGACGACTTCATTGAGTATGTGTGGAGACCGAACCATGTTATCACAACTAAAAGTGCGTTCTTTCAAACTGAAAACAGGGTTAACCGTCACGAATACATGAAACTGTTAGATGACACAAAGTACAGTATTGTTATTGCTGATGTTGATTACAACGAAAACAGCTTCATCACACCCAGACCTTACGAGTACTACATTCATGATATAGTAGCGTTTGTGGATTCCAAGTTTGATCCTGATGGTCACATCGTACCAGTCAACGACTGGTGTAGAGTGTCCAGCTTTAAAGAGATGCAGGTAAAAATAAATTACCTTGAAGAGAATGAGGAAGAACGAATGCAGTTGCTAATGAAGCAGCGACTTGTAATAACCGATGAACACATCACTGGGTCTTATGTCTATGAAACCATCAAATAAGCAAGTATCACTTGACAGAGTACACTTGGCATATCACAAAAGATATGCTGTCACCTACCCTGACTTTGATCTTGGTTTTTTTAACGGGAACAGTATTCTGTTTGTGTCAGATGCACCTCTTAAGCAGAGTGTTACTAGGATAGTTAGTGTTCCTAACGAAGACACACTCAAGGCTGCTGACATTGATTCGAGCACTCGTGTGCTTAACTCTAGTGTAGGTCACGTTATAAAAGGTGTGGCACCTGGGCAATGGGATACGATATCTTGCACAAGTGTTCACAAGACACAGGGCCATGAAGACAGACCTGCCTTGAACTCAGAAAGAGGTGAGGAGTTTGAGATCCTTCTCAATCAGATCAAGTACCTACAGCCTAACCTGATTATTCTGCTAGGAGAGATAACAGGTCTTCGTTTCCACGTAGAAGAGTATTATGAACTTAGACTGTACGACGGAAAAAGTATAGTAATGATGATACCGGACGATCTGGAATCAGAAAAATCTATCCTTAGGGCTAAGCTAGCGGTCATGGACGCAAGCGAATACTATGCATTATCAGGTCTTAACAAAATTGTATGAAATTAAGAAACCCATTCACTGCTGAAAATAGAGAGCTGTTCAGATATAAGTACGATTGTGATGTATGCGGAATGAGTGGAGTGGATGCACTCCATCATATTCTTGGAAGAGTGTCAAGCTCTCCACTTAACGCGTCAACTGTGCATAACCATAAATGCCATATCGGTAACTATGCACTGGACTCGTTTGACACACAGGCAAGGCTACTTAAAAACACACTGCAGTATCTGTTACAGGAAGGGTATGTGCTGACACCAGCAGACGTTCAATTTCAGGCTGATTATGCACTGTACTATGCCTAACAATAAACACAGCAGTAAACTAAAGTTTGGGCTTCTTGCTGAGGACTACTTCCTTCAAGCTGCTGCAGCTCAACTCAAGGATCACTTTCCATGGGTTAGTGTTTTAGAGAGACGGTCTACAGCTGAGCGTTGTAGAGTTACAAAAGACACTTTCTCAGAAGTAGATGCCAAGATCACAGTGGACAGGTGCGGCAAGGCTCCGTACTCCACACTCATGGATTTCAAGACAACGTCTGATCCAAAACATAAATACTCAAAACATAAAGCAGGCTGGTATGGAGGAACACTCCTTATGAGCCACGCTTGCCACAATGCAATGATACGTCGTGACAACTCAATGCTGTTTGTTCTATTCATGGGAGATGGCCACCCTGTGATAGAGGTGTTTGACTATTGCAAGTTGGAACAGTTTGGGCCAGAGATGATACAAGGTAATTCAAAACACAGGGTAGGGTTTTCAGATAATGCAAGAGTGGACCGCATGTATGTAAACACCACAGCAGAGTTTTTATCAATATCTAAGATACTATTATGATTACAGTAAACGACCTGATAACAGTTCTAAAGACACTGCCTAAGACAGCAGTAGTTCTAGTAGACTCAGATCAAGAAGGTAACAACACCATGACCATGTACGGAGTTAGCACAGGGTTTGCAGATACAAGTGAGCATGGGAGTATAGATGTTTATTCAAAGGAAGACCTTGCTGACAACGACATGAAGTCAGACGACCTCAGTGAGTGTGTTGTAATACTGCCAGGTTAGTATGACATATTCAGATAACAACACGGAGCAAAAGGTGGTGATGGTGTCAGGTGGGTTTGACCCTGTACATGTGGGGCATTTACGAATGTTTGAAGAAGCCAGCAGGCTAGGTACCTCATTGATTGTTGTGCTAAATTGTGATGACTGGTTGACAAGAAAGAAAGGGAAAGCATTCATGTCACAGACAGAAAGGAAGGAGCTAATAGAAGGGTTTCGGTGTGTTGACAGAGTAGAGATCCTGCAGTCAGATCATGACCATGTGTGTGAGGCCCTTCGTAAATACAGACCAGATGTGTTTGCAAACGGAGGTGACAGAAAAAGTGATAACACTCCGGAGTACAGAGTGTGTGCCAGTCTCAAGATAGAGATGGCATTTGATGTAGGGCATGGAGGCAAGGTGCAGTCAAGTTCAGAGATGTTAAAGAATTACAATGGCTAAGCAATATCTAGGCATTGACGGAGGTCATGCTGGAGCACTAACTGTAATAGAAGGTGACTCTGTAGTTGAAAAGATTGTCATGCCTATTCAAAAAACATCTGCTAGCAGGAATGAGTACAACTGCTTTGATATAATAACTTTTCTGAACAAGTACCCTGATGCCACAGTAGTGTTTGAAAAGGCACACGCTATGCCACAGCTTGGGTCTGTTCAGGCATTTAACTTCGGCAAGGGGTTTGGCATGATGATAGGTATCCTCACTGCCTTAAAAATGAAGTTTCATATTGTGCATGCAAAGACATGGCAATCTGAAATGTTCAAAGATCTACCTAAGCAAGACACAAAAGCTATGAGTTGCATGGTGGCACAGCGACTGTTTCCTAGCGAAGACTTTACTCCTACAGAGCGTAGCAACAAACTACATGACGGGTTTACTGACTCTGTGTTACTAGCTGAGTTTGGTAGACGCAGAAACTTATAAGTAATACCACACTATATGAGAACAGAACATGACATAATCGTCTGCAAGACCTGCATGCACGGTAGGTTCAAAGGAACATATTGTAAGAATTGCAAGAGCACCAAGTCGTATTACGTAGCAGTAGCACTGATGCGGTCGCATAGAATAGCAAACCCCAAAGATGCAGTAGGATCAGTAGCAGTAGGCATGGGAAAGGACTATGTGAAACGTGTGTACGGTGTGAAGCTATCACTGTTTCGGCGGGTTCGGTATTTGCTAGGATAGTGTATAATTAACATAGGGCAAATGACTGCTCATTTCCACGATGAAACAAAAAAAGAAAACATCAAATGAAACTAGAATACACAGACCAAGTGTCGCCTCTTCCTCAGGAAGAAAATATGTCAACAGAGGACCGATGTGGTTCTTCCACAAACGAGGAACTCACCCGAGATCCTTTGCAAACCATACTCCAGTTTGAGTACTGACTAACCTGCATACTGGTTCCACATGCTGCTAGCCTAACCCATAGGCTAGTGGCATTTTTTCTTACACTGCCAAAAAAAAGTTGTTAACAGGTCCGGTATGTACAACTATTGGCAAGCGTGGTATTATATACTTAATTACAAAATAACGTTCTTACATATGCTTACACAAAAGAAAATCAAAGAAGTTGTACCTCAAGGCGAGTTAACTTCTGATCAAATCAGATGGATTTCAAAAAATGAAGAAGCGTTGCGTGAAGCCTTCTCATTGAAGTACCCTTCAGCAAGAAACCAGTTCAACCTGGAAGTGCCATCAAACATAAAGCCTGTTGAGAGGAGCTTGGTCGTTAACTCAGAAGGCAGAGTTATATTTTCTACATCCATGGCATATGTTTGCAACATCACTTCACAATCCCTTACAGCAATGGGATACCCACTTAACTAAACATGACAAGATTTAACAAACCACAGCAGAATACTACGGAAAACCATGAAGGGTCCACAGCATTCATGCATTCACCTGAATTGCAGCTGTATTCGTTGGTTGTGACTTGCATGGTCAGTGATAAGTTTTACGAATCATCTGATGATCAACTGGTTCGACTAAGAGGTCTTCTACCTACAGTAGACCCTAAGTTTGCTGTACAACTTGCAATTTATGCTAGAGAAGAGATGCATCTAAGAACAATACCTCTTGTTCTAATGATAGAGCTAGCCAGGATCCACTCAGGTGACAACCTTGTTTCCCAAGGTGTTGGTAGAGTGATTCAGAGGGTTGATGAAATAACAGAAATGCTTGCGTATTACTGTGCTGCTAACAACCGTAATGATGTTGCTCCGTTGTCTAAGCAAATTCAGAAGGGGTTACAGGTGGCGTTTAACAAGTTCAATCACTACCAGTTTGCCAAGTACAACAGGCCTGGTAAGGTGACACTTAAAGATGCACTGTTCATTGTTAGACCGAGCAGTGATACGTTCAAGCAGTCAGAAGTGTTTGCAATGATTGCATCAGGCACGCTTGGATCAGCAGACACATGGGAAACCTCTCTGTCCTCAGGGCTAGATAAGAAAGAAGCATGGGAGGAGTTAATCATGAATGACAAGCTTGGTTACATGGCCATGATGAGAAACCTAAGAAACTTCGTACAGGCAGGCATCTCTAAGGATGCACTAGTTAAGGTGTGCCAATTCATATCTGCTAAGGAACGGGTACTTGCGTCTAAGCAACTCCCATTTAGATTCTACTCAGCGTATAGAATGTTGAAAGAGGTGGAAGGTGACGGGGTGACGATGATCCTAGACTCTCTGAATAAGGCAGTCAAGCATTCAATAGCCAACATACCTTTTTTCAGTGAAACCGAAAGTGTCATGATTGCATGTGACGTATCTGCATCAATGATGGTGCCTCTGTCTGACAAGAGCGTAGTTGAGTATTACGATGTAGGTCTCCTTCTTGGGTCTTTACTTCAGGCCAACTCCAACTTCGTCCAGACAGGACTGTTCGGAGATACATTCAAGGTGTACCCAATGGCATCCACCAACATACTGGAGAATGCTTGCCAGCTAAGAAGGTGTGAAGGCGATGTAGGTTACGCTACAAACGGTCACACTGTTATTGAGTATCTGACCCAGACAGGTAAGAGTGTTGACAAAGTCGTTATGTTTACTGACTGTCAGATGACTGATTCATCATACGACGGACGTGCCCTTAGTGCAGCTTGGAACCAGTACAAAACACAACACCCTAACTCCAAATTATACATTTTCAACTTGTCAGGCTATGGCAAGGAAGTGTTCTCACAACATGCCAATGACATTTTTCAAGTGGCTGGTTGGAGTGAAAAAATATTTGATATGCTTCATTCGTTGGAATCAGGGGACTCAGTTATTTCAACAATTCAAAAAATTAGTATATAATACTAGTACTAGGTGCTGTAGAAAACAGTTACTTCCACTTTAAGGACAAGGTCGGTGGTTCGATTCCACCTCAACACTTCGGTGTTGATAGCTCAATGGTAGAGCATGTATAACACACCTGTTTTCGCTTGTTGCCCTAGTACATACCTTTATAGCTTAGTGGTAAAGCAGGCGGCTTTTAACCGTCCGACCTAAGTTCGATTCTTAGTGGGGGTACCAGTTCTAAACAAACTGAGAGGAAGATGGTAGAGTGTTCCAAGTTGGAGTGGCGGAATTCATTAAAGACGCTTATAATCCTTGTCCTGATCCTCTAAGGTAAGTGGAGGACGCCCCCAAGCTGCATTGTAAGACTTGGAATTGGGAGACCGTGGAAGCAGTAGAATGCTCCGACGTGCAAAGGTGGAAGTCCTTTGCCTCCAACATAGAGCACAGTACTGCTGTTTCCTCTGGACGGTTAGCCTAGTGGTTAAGGCACACAGCTTATACCTGTGCATACGAAGGTTCGATTCCTTCACCGTCTACCAGTGTTACAACACTGAAAAGAAGTGTTCTTCATAGTGAGGTGGCGGACAGTGAGCCGTAATGGACTCGGACATAGGAATATCAAACCTTAGATGTCCTAGTTGTGATGATCCTGCAAGTCAAACCTTGCCCTCACTGTGAAGAACATTTCAAGCATGACTATCTTTCGCGCCACATTAGCAGGTGAATGACTGAAGATACCAAACCTTAGTGGAGGCCACGTACGGGCACCGCGCTTTAACAGGAAGAGGGAGGATAGGCCACCGATTCCTGCTGTGATCCATCCACTGTCCTAGGTGGTGCATGGAAATAGACTTATGTCATGAGGGTGTAAACCCCTCGTGGTGCGCGAAAGGTAGTCATGGCGAACATAGGTCATTAACTCAGTGGTAGAGTGCCTGTCTTACATACAGGAAGCCCTCAGTTCAAATCTGAGATGACCTACCGGTTCACTAGCAACTGAAAACAGGCCTTTAGCATAATTGGAAGTGCAACACGGTTCTAACGTGTTAGATGTCAGTTCGAGTCTGGCAAGGCTTACCGCGGGGTGGAGAAACGGCATCTCGGTGGTCTCATAAACCACAGAACCCAGTTCAACTCTGGGCCCCGCGACAACGATAACAAAACAAACAATGATAATCTACACCAGGAAAAAAGAAATACAGTTTGCACAGACCTCAAGTGAAATAGAAGGAGAACTCTCTGAAAGTGCATGGCAGGACCATCTTGATGCGTGGGACTTCCTTAAGGAAACTGATACCGTGTCTTTGCATGATCTGTTAGAATGCCACTACGGGCTGCAAATACGGCTGAGACCTGACATTGCCGGTAAGTTTAGAACATGCAATGTTAGGGTCGGCTCCCACATAATGCCTCATTATGCCAGTGTTGTAGCAATGACACGCGCATGGCTGCGTAAGTGGACAGGCAGCAAGTTGCCTAAGACTGAGGAAGAGTGTAGGACTGCTCATATAGAGTTTGAGAATATACACCCCTTTGAAGATGGCAACGGTAGAGTAGGCCGGTGTATACTGAATTGGCACAGGCGTAAGCTAAACCTGCCGATTCTGATTATCCATGTAGGTGAAGAGCAGCAGGCATATTACGGCTGGTTCAAAGAGGCACAAAACAGTGATGCACTTTATAAAACACTAGGCAGTGACTGTGTCAGATCCTACACAAAGAAGTTTACCAAAAAGAGATAACTCACACCACATGACCACAAAAGATAAATCTGTTGAACCAGAAGACAAGACAAACAGGGCAGGCCGAAGAGCAAGTGCAAAACAGCGTCGTGGAGTGGCTGAGCATAACCGCAAGTACAAATTAGCTGTACACTTGAATGACGGTAGCACAGCAAAGCGAAAGAGATTACAAGCACTATGTAAAAACACGTAAGAATATGGCAAAGAAAGCAACAAGCAAAGGCACAATCTCAGATGCACTTGCAATACTGGAAAAGAAGCATGGTAAAGGTGCTGTTATGAAGTTGGCAAAAGGGGAACAGATCACCAAGGTTGAGCTGCTTCCTACAGGTATTTATTCTATCGACAAGGCACTAGGTGGAGGGTTTGCAAGAGGAAGAGTGGTAGAGCTGTACGGAAATGAAGGGTCCGGTAAGACTACCCTTGCACTGCAGACCATCGCTAAAGCCCAGGCCGATGGACTTAAGGCTGCTTTCATAGATGTGGAACACGCGTTCAGTCTGCAATATGCCAGATCTTTAGGAGTTGACCTAGAAGAGTTGTATTTTTCACAGCCTAAGTCAGCAGAGATGGCGATGGACATTGCCAAGACACTTGCCCAAACAGGCGAGTTTGCTGTGGTGGTAGTTGACTCAGTGGCAGCATTAACACCTGACACAGAGTTTGATGGAGAGATAGGTAAGGCACAGATAGGGCACCTTGCTAGATTCATGTCGGCTGCACTAAGGCAGATTGTTGGTGAGTTCCACAAGACAGGCACATCACTTATTTTTATCAACCAGCTCAGAATGAAAATTGGTGTAATGTTCGGAAACCCTGAGACAACACCTGGTGGAAATGCACTAAAGTATTATGCATCACAGCGACTTGCTATACGTAAGTCTACAAAGATAGATAATAAGGAAGGTGTCACCATAGGGTACAACGCACTCATTAGAGTAGAGAAAAACAAGATAGCGCTACCTAACATTAAAGCAACTGTGCCTGTGACAAATGGTAAAGGGTTTGACAAGGTTGCTGACATGTTCCAGGTTGCGGAATTACTTAATGTCATAACTAAGGAGAAGGCGTCCTACTTTTTCAATGGTGAGAAACTTGGAGTGTACGAGGTAAACGCAAAACAGGCACTGTACGACAGTCTAGACATATACACAGCAATAGAAGAAGCAGTCATAGCGTTAAACAACCCTGATGAAAGCGCTAACATAGTATAGCAATGAAAACAACAGAAGAATTTAAAGATGAGTTTCCGAAGACTTACAAGGAGATTAGATCTGCAGAGTTAAGAAAACAGCAAAGCAACAAGGCAGACACTGAGTGTTCCCATCGATGCTGGATTAAGAAGTGTAGTTTTTGCTCAGTGATCATGGAGTCAGACAGCCAGGTAAACTACAAATGCGGGGAGGATGTTAAAACGGAGTTTAGTGTACTGACAGGCATAGTGACAAACTTCAATGTATCTGAGAAACTACAAAACCGCAGGATCGGCCAGAGAACTAAGTTATATTGGGTCTACTCCCCTGTGAATGATGAGATTGGACTTAGATGTTATGAGAATGTGTCAATACAACACACTCAAATAATTGCTGCATACTCATCATCTGAGTTAGTGGCAAAACTACGTAGGTTACCTGTAGAAATCATGACAGATGAGGTCTACCTTTATATAGGACAGAACGCGTTTGACCCTAACCGACTTGCTAGGCTATATCTTAAACTAACAGCAGTACAGTAAAGGTCACCTCAACAACATTCACGAGGCCCAGCCTGCACCTTAGGCGGGTGTGGCACAGGAAAGGGTTAGAATATACCTCTACTGCACATAACAACGTTGTTAACATGTCACAATGTGCATCTCCAAGAGAACGTGGTATAATAGTTATATCTTGGAGGAAATTGACCTGTAGCCAAGTGGTAAGGCAAGGGATTGTTACTCCCTGTACCGCAGGTTCGAATCCTGCCGGGTCAGCAAGGTTAAATCTCATAGATTCGCTTATTGAAAGTAAGTGTATTGTAAATACACCGACCTATGAGTACCTATGCAACACACTAGTGTGTCTGCTAAGACGGTGCTGTAGACAACAGTTACTTCTACATCTTCAGAAAAAACAATAATGCATAGCATGCTAAACTTCGGTTTACATGCATAATGAGTGTAGGTTAAGCCTGCGCCTTCTCTGGTAAAGCAGAGTCGTACTAGAGTATTCACTCTTATCACTGTTGTCGATTGTTGCCCGTTTGATTGCTCTGTTAGTTCAATAGGAGAACGCTACCTTGTCACGGTAGTAACGTCGGAGCGTAACCGTCACAGAGCGCCAAGGGAGTCAACACTCCTACAGCGCAGTTAACAAACAAACAAGCATGATTAAACAATTAAAAAATGATGATGCTGCACTTATCAAAGAGATTGGGATTAAATCATTGTCCAGAGTTGTAGGGTACAATGAGAATGGGGAGCCCGTTGAGTTAGTGTACGTAAAACATTCAGATACAGGATACGAGTGGCATGTAGGAGGGGAATATCAGAGTGATGCATCACTAAGGTCAGTAGAGAAATATGCACACAGGCTGAATCATTGCCTATTGGTCTAGTGGTATGACACCTGCCTTTGAAGCAGGAGAGCGAGGATCGTTACCTTGATAGGCAGCAGGCTATACATTTATGGGCGATTGGTGATAATAGTAGCACATCCGCCTTGCACGCGGAAGGCGACGGAGCGTAACCGTCATTGTCCACCAAGGAGAGATGGCAGAGTGGTTTATCGCACTGGTCTTGAAAACCAGCAAGTCTTCTTAGGCTTCAGAGGTTCGAATCCTCTTCTCTCCGCATTGCAGGTATCGTATAGGGGTTATTACGACTGATTTCCAATCAGTTCACGCAGGTTCGAATCCTGCTACCTGCACCAGACAACGCAAAGTGTGCCTACTCACTACAAGGCTCTTGCTTGTTTGACCATACTCATGTAGCCCAAATGGTAGAGGCAACGGTTTTAGGGACCGTTCAGTGAAAGTTCGAATCTTTTCATGAGTACTAGATAGCGATAAGCAATGCACGTATTATGAAAATACAAGGTCCTGTCACACTGTCAGAAATGCAACATGCTATAGCACTAACAAATTCCATGCTTGCTGCGTCTCGGTTATTGGACATGAAATACTCTACCTTTGTACGTACGGCAACAGCGTTCGGCGTGTACAAGCCCAATCAAGGCAACAAAGGGCACCAGACCTACAACAAGGCTGAGAGGTATGAACTAGGCGCTGTTAAGAACTCCAACATGAGAACACAAGAGCTTAAATCGCTGTTACTCCTTCTGGGAATAAAGGAGTATTGCTGTGAAGGTTGCAGAAGTGCAGACTGGCTAGGCAGTAGACTGGTGATGGAACTGCACCATGTCAACGGAGACAACACTGATAACAGAATAGAAAACCTGCAAATGCTATGCCCTAACTGTCACAGCCAGACAGACACTTGGCGGGTGCCTAAGCAGGTGCTAAAGAAAAGAAGAGAACGCACAATGAATAAGTGATGGAACGGTATACATAGAGAGCTTAAACCTCTCGGACTTCGGTCATGTGGGTTCGACTCCCGCCTTATTCACACGGTTCCTCACCAGAACTAACCTTATCAGGGCAAAATATAATGGTAGTATACTCGGTTTGGATCCGAGAAGATCAAGTTCGATTCTTGGTGCCCTGACATGTATTTTGCATATGCAATGTTTAACTTAATTAAGCTGGCAGTAAAGTGGGCAATCCCTTCCTTGTAGAAGGTGCCTACACTCTCCGCTTGTGGTGCAAATGGTAGACACAAACCGTTCAAAATGGTTACAGTGCGAGTTCGAATCTCGTCAAGCGGACATGCGTATGATATAATTAAGATATTATTAACCAATCAAAATTCATATATGAAATATCTTTTTGAAGAAGCACAAGTTGTAGCATCAGTGCTACCAGTCGCACAAACATCAGCTGCTGTAAATGGCGCTGCTGTTAACGTATCTGAGTTCGGAGACGGACTATGCATCGTCACTGTAGGCGCTGCACTTGGAGGACCTACTGGTCAGTCTGTAGTTGGAAAACTACAGGAATCAGTAAACGGTTCAGATGGGTGGGCTGACATTTCTGGAGCTGTAACGGTTGCTATCACAGCAGACAACAAAACTGCAGAAATCAAGCTAACACGACAAACTCGTGTTGCAAGTAAGAGGTTTGTTCGGGCTGTCATTACACCTGCTCTTACAGCAGGGACAGCTCCTACTATTCCAGTTTCTGCTGTGTTTGTTCTTGGGTCAGCACCTACAAGTGCAGGATTCACGAACAGTACAACTGCTAACTAGTTAGTACCAGATTAAGCACGGCACCATGTCGTGTTTTTTCCTGCCTGTTTATAAGTAGGTGTACACAGTGACACAGTAGTGGTATTATATACATATACAAATATAACGTAACAATATGCAAACATTCGTACACTCCCCAGATGTCCACACAATTGTAAAGCAACTAGATAAAAAGAGGTTGTTCAAACAGACAGTAGAAACATTTCAGCTTATGAAAGCCATAGCAGGTCTCTACGCCAAAAGAGATGATGCAGGCACTGTAATTAAAGATGGGTGGAGCTCACACCCTGCAGCCAATATGTGGCGAGGTCATACCTATGCACTTCTATGTTACCAGGAGTTGTGTGTTAATGAGTGTATTGCACGAGGCATCAACTATTCAAGCCCTAATGTGTACGAAAAAACCAAAGCTGTATATGACGAGTATTTAACAGGCGGTGACCTTAACCCTCCAGCTTGGTGGGGTGATGAAAGAGTGCATGGCACACACCGTGCTAACCTACTACGCAAAGACTTAGAAGACAGAGAAAAGCAGTTAGCAAAAGGCAAAGATCATGTGTTGCAATACCACAGCTTTGGCTGGTCTGAAAAACCGTATAACATTGATGGCACTCAAACTGAGTATATATGGCCAGTAGACAAGACTGGGCAAATGTCATTCTACTCTGTTGAACGAAAAAAATAGCACTTACAGAGTTGTTAACAGGCCATGTTGTACAATGCTCTAAAATAGGTTATAGTTATATAGGTAGAGGGGTAGTTTATTCAAAGGGTCTGCTCCTTTACGTTCGAGTATTTTTTTCAAGCTGACTTTGTGAGCAGTCAGCAACTCTCTAGTCTTTTGATTTAGAGTTTCATCTTATGCAGTAGTGGGTCATCAATACCAACACGTAGTCCCACTCTCTAGTGGGAACCGCCGCTGTAGTTCAATGGTAGAACAGCCTTCTTGTAAGGGGCATATGAAGGTTCGATTCCTTCCGGCGGCTCATGGAAACAACAAACAACTTAAACGAAGTTATAAAAAAATTACAAGAGCCAACCCACTGGTACACAGAGGTGTGGTACTTCGTTATATACACCATTCCTCGTATTAGCAGTGACACTTATCACAGTGTCCGGTATGCATGCCAAAGAGTAACACAAGGGTATGACGACAGAATGATGTTTAGTCATTCCTACTTCCATGCTGAGATGATGGTGCGAGTACTAGACGATTTTATTAACAACTCAATAGGCTACCCTGGGATGTCGGACGACATTAAATGCAACACTCCAGAGGAGTGGATAAAGACACTAAAGATAATGAGGGCAGGCTTTCAGTCTGTGCTGGACCTAGAAGATGATCCGTTTTCAACTATGTCATCTGAAGAGTGTTCGGCAAGCCAAGCAGAACTTAGGAAAAGATTCAAACAAGGAATGAAGTTGTATACAACATACTATGAGCACCTTTGGGACTAGTCAGTAGTGGGTTATGATATTATATCTATAAGCAGAGTAGGTTACCTACATATGCGCACATGTTCCAAGGATGGCGAGTTCGGCTCCAAACTGAACTGGGAGGGTTCGATTCCTTCTGCGTATGCCATGACAGTCTGCCTGTCTTAGACGGATCTCCTCGCCGTTGAACAGAGTGACAACAGCCGTGCCTTCTGTAGGTGCGTCTTCAAAACACTGAGTATAAATCGACAATGGTGTGTAACAGCATCGTTTTTATACACTAACGAATATGACCCACCTATGCTAATTGGACACACAGATGAAACTTCATACAGCCTTTACCCAAGTCAACACCCATGGGCAAGAGAGCTATACGACCAAGCAGTAGCGAACACGTGGTTCCCCCACGAAATTCCTTTGAAAGAGGATCTTATTGATTTTGAAAATATGACAGTTGACGAGCGTCATGCAATAGAGTTCATAATGTCTTTCTTCAACCCAGCAGAACTCATTGTAAACAGAACACTTGCTCTAGGAGTATACCCATACCTTACAGCACCTGAGTGTCATCTGTACCTTGCAAAACAAATGTGGGAAGAAGCGAACCACTGCGTTTCATTCGAATATGTTCTTGAAACATTTCCGTTTGATCGTGAAAAGATCTATGGCCACCACAACAACGTACCAGAAATGATAGCTAAAGAAGCTTACCTGAAACGTTATCTAGACCCTGTGATTGGTGACGGAGTTGACATCACCACAGTTGAAGGAAAGCAGGCGTTCATACGTAACCTTGTTGCAATCAACATAGTTACAGAAGGTATCTGGTTTTACTCAGGATTCATGGTAATGCTCTCATTCCGTCAGCGAAACAAGCTTCGAAACTTTGGATCAATGATTAACTGGGTACTTCGAGATGAAAGTCTTCACCTCAAGTTTGGAATGACACTCATTCTTACAGTGCTTGATGAAAACAAGGACATTGTGACAGACGAGTTTGCAGAAGAAATTCAAGCAATGATTGTGGAAGGAGTGGAACTTGAAACTGCGTACAACAAGGTACTGTTTCCAAACGGTATTCTAGGACTCAATGCAGACTATGTAAACCAGTACGTAAAGTATGTAGCGGATCGTAGATTCGAAGAACTCGGGTTTGAACCACACTACAACGTGACTAACCCTGCAAAGTGGATGACTACCTCTACAGATGTGTATGAACTAGTTAACTTCTTTGAACAGCAAAATACCTCGTATGAGGTAAACGCTAAGGCGTAACGGTTCACTGGCAACTGACAGGTTGCCGACATGGAGGCATAGTGTAACGGACAACATGTAGGTCTTCGAAACCTGAGATCCTGGTTCGAATCCAGGTGCCTCCACCTGACGTAATGTTATAATAACTATCTTAGCAAGTAACTTATTCTATATGCCAGAAGAACTTACACAGGAACAAATTGAGCAGAACAAGGAGGAATCTCTTAGAAATAGAGCAGCCGCTGACAAGCAGGCTGAGGAGTTCGGTCATAACGATCCCAGCACAGACTTTGTTTGTGACAGCTGCCAATAGGCAGTTACCTGCTAGCATGGCATGAGTGGTCAATGGCACTGGGCTGTAAACTCAGCGACTTCGGTCTACGCAGGTTCGAATCCTGCTGCTAGCACAACATGGTGGGTATAGTGTAATGGTCGCACTTCAGATTGTGATTCTGACAGTTCGGGATCATTCCCCGATTCCCACCCCATGGCGCCGTGGTAAAATGGTTAATACGCAGGATTTTCATTCCTGAGTTCGCAGTTCAATTCTGCGTGGCGTCACAACATAAGAGCTGAACACATAGGTAATAAAAAAGGCCCAACTCGCTAAGAAGGGCTCTTTGTGTTATCAGAATGTTACCACTACAACGCCTACACCAATTAGGAGCATGCATATAGCACCGTAATACATTTCTGAAAAGGTTAACAAGATGATAGAGCAAACACATAATATAACTAATCCAAGTTCCATGGGTCTCTTCCCTTGGGGATGTTAGTTGTGGCGTCTGCACGGTCTACGTTGACAGTGTCATCTTCGGTGTTGACAAGCTCTGGATAGAGAGTGTCCTCTTTACTAGTGATGTCTTGTTCAAAACTAGACTTGCGGGGTGTCATATCTTTTATGTCCATATCATTAGTTATTATATACTAGACACAATGGTATATAATAAACATAGGAGAGTACGCTCTTCAGTGCCGACTCAGGTCCGCTACCGAATTGGCAAACAACGTGAGTCTTGAATTGACCCACATAACCTGTAGAAAGGAGACAATATCTGATTCTTAACTGAATCCCATAAAGAACCATTTGCCGCTGGGTATAGCATTGATGGTTCTTTTTTTTGAGAGAGTTGTTAACAGGTATCAGTTTACACAATGCCTATCTTTGTTATAATAGGAAAGGAAGCCATGGACATATATGCACTACCAGAGATACAAGACGAAGACGTCAAAGAGCTAATTGAGTCAGACGTTCACAAAGGTGACTACCACAGTCTAGCGTTACTATGATACCGCGACTAACCTATGCTGAAAGAAAGGCACTCCAACTTGCAAATTGTGCAAGAAACAACCACAAAATACTCGGTGGAAAGTGCTTGGAGTGTGACCTTAGATTCATAAAGCCCAAGAAGCAAACAACGACCCTACCTAAGGGTAACTCCTCAGGAGTCCAGGAGTCTCGTTGAAATACACGAGGCTTCTTTTTTTCTGGTTATGAAAACCAACAACTTATCAATCTATCGTACTATCATGACAAGACAGCAAACAATGTGGGCATGGGTGGACAAATCAGACACCAACAGCAAAGGTATCATTTTCGTAGATGAAACAAAACTGGCGGTTAGCAAGATGCGTGCATCAGTAGTTGCAAAACTGAAAGCAGCTGACACACCAGGTGGAAAAGATACACAGGAGATGAGGACACTTTGTAAATCTTCAGTTATTCAAAAAGTCACAGTAACCTACACAACATAATATGTTCGGATCTATATTGCATGAGTTGTACAAAAGAAAGATATTGCTTGCTTCAGACACACAAACCACGGAAGACAAGGCTTTGCAGATAATAGAAGAGCTAACATCGGACAAGCGAGTTGACACACTAGCTGCCATAACCATGGTAGAATCACTTGTTTCGTCCATGCGAGTGCCTCATGGCAGCAACAAATAACAGTTTATACAGTAACTAACCTTTACATGATTTTCAAAAGAAACAACGACCTAGTGCAGTCCTTAGAAGATACCAAATTGCATGTTATACAACTACAGCGCGATATTGCTTCTCTTAGTCATGACCGTGCAATAGAGTTGAAGGACCTTCATGCATCTCATAAACGAGAAGTGGACAGACTAATGTTTGAAGCTGAGTTTGCAGATAACACTGAAATCAAAGAACTTAGGAAAACCTTTACTGAACTTGACAAGGCTTACGGAATCCTAACCAAGGAAAACGACATGCATAAACAAATACTTGAATTAGACGCAGACATCATAGATGTTAAGACTTTGATTTCTGAGCTAATGGCTAAACTCCCTACAGTTAACATTTCAGGTCTGCTTGCTCAACCAGCAGATAAGAAATAACGCATGTCTATGTATTCAGAGGATTGCACACAGTCTGCATGGAGAGCTGCAAGGTCACTTGCAGATCAATACCAAGACTGGGAAATACGCTCACTCGAAAATACTGGTCTCATGAACCGAGGTGTGGCTGTTGTTAGAGTAATGCTCATAAACAAGATGGCCGACACGCATACCTACTTGACCATGTCTACAGGTGTTGCAAGGTGTCTTGAAGAAATGTTGGACCATGAACCTACTGCTTCTTATCAAACTCCTCCATACATGTGCATTGACACCACTGGCTTGCGTGGAAATGTAGGTATTACTTCCGATGACCACACCCGATTCCACATGACAAGGCAGCCAGTTGACGATACTGTGGATAGATACAAAGCAAGTCTTAGGAAAGTTACATCATATCGTAACAGCCAGAATAAGTTATAATTATGAAAGACGTGCTAAACTTTTACCTCGATAAAGACGCCCATCTCATTCTGGAAACAGAGGATGACTTCTTTAGACAAGGTGGTTGCCAGTCTTCCAGAACCTGGGAGCCAGTCGACGAAGATCAAGTTGACAAGAAGGAACCTGAATAAGGTTCCAACTTGCTCCTGTAGCTCAATGGTAGAGCGTCCGTTTGAAGCACGGAAGACAACAGTTCGATTCTGTTCAAGAGCGCTAATGTTATAATCACACTATGATAACAATATACACAACGCCAACATGCAAGTACTCAGACAAAGTCAGAAGGCTGTTGGAGGATGCAGGCAAGGACTACAAGATATGTAACGTGCTCATGGATCCTGCAGCGAGGGACCACTTAATAGACAAAACAGGTGAGGTGTTTGCACCAACCATAGAAGTAGACGGACAGTTCTTAGTAGGCTTCATTAAGTCAGATGTACAACGCATGCTAAATGTGTAACCTCATTGTGAGGCAGAACTACATACACGAGTTACACAAGCAATAGTGGCGTAATAAAAAAGGTCTAGACGGTAATAATACTATCTAGATCCTTTTTTTATCTCTGAGGGTTATCCACAGAGTCCTTGTTCATACGGCTTGTGTGACCATCCTCCTCCAAGACCATGCAGTTTTGAAGCGTTCCAGTCAGCAGTTCCGTATTTGCTCAGAACCCACATTGTGAGTTCTATGTTATCGTTGGCATTGAGTTTCTGGCGTGAATGACCATGGCCCCAATACATACTCGAATAACTTGCCCATGTTGAATCGATATATTGATACACTCCTCCTGCGGAGGATGTGCTGTTTCTTGCATCTGCCTTGAAATTACTTTCTGCACATGCAATATTCAACGCTAGACTTTGATCGACATTATGCTCAATGGCATATAGTCTGACACGGTCGTGATTTGTAAGATCAACATCTAGTGCGTCAGCAAGTTCTACTATATCCAGCGGCTGCTCTAATAGAGCAAGCATAGATTCGACTTCAAACTTAACCTCAGGTTCATTAGATGCATGGGCTATCAGAGCGATACCCATTAAAGTCCATACAATCACTATTGTGAATATTAGTTTGTTGGAAATACACTTTGGTAAATGATAATCTTATCCGTGTGTCTTGGCTGATATGCCGACGGAGTTAAACGCTTTAGCGACAGTAGGAATAACAAGTGGCTGTAGGATCATTTTGTATGATGCTACCGCTACTGTTGCAGCAGTCAAAAATGACTGTCCGAAATCCTGCCATGAGACGAATTGAAACCCGTCTTGTATCAGAACTGCCACGACTACTGTAATAACTGCTGTACCTGCTCTTCGTGCAGAAGATGCACCAAGCGCTGGAATTAAAGCAAGAATACCTGACACCACTGCAGCTGCCATTCCGGCTACTTCAGGGGTCAATAGAGATGGTTCAATCATAACGTACTTTGTTTAAGTGAATAATAACACCCATGATTGATTATAACAAACATGAGTGAGATTGACAACAGATGCACAATAGAGGAGCGGTAAGAAAACAAACAAACAACCACTCCTCTGCTCTGCACCCGTTGCAGGTGCTCCTGTTTTACTTCTTGTGCTGTCTAACCTTTGCCCATATGAAGCCGTCGTTGCTTACAACATGGTCTGTTATTGTAACAGTGTCCCCTTGATACAGCACTGAAATAGGTGAGTTAGCTAACGAAGGGTCCTGCCTAAAGTTAACGTTGGTGTCAAGTACTGCTGTGTTACCTGGCTGGAAAGATGGGTTATCTATGGTCGCAAACTGTAGACCGTCGACTCTACCAAGTGCCATGTACCCTTCTGTTGGTTCAGACTGTGCAGGTGTGTCTTCAAATGAAAATCCAAAGTGTTCCATAATAGGAGCGATAGGTGAGAATATAGCTATCCTATCAGATCCAGCAAATATCTGACCAACTGGTTGCCTTTTGGTGTTTACTACAAGTGAGGAAGAGTCTCCTCCTGCAGTGAAGTAACTTCCGTCATTTGCAACAAGCACCTGATTTACAAATTTTCCAGTTAGACGTTCTCCTGTAGTTTTGTCGATTCCGTAGCCGACTGAAATTGTCACACCTGTTGCAACCACCTTGGACGTTTGTGTTCCTGTGGTTCTACCTGATTTGATAACAGTGTCTCCTGTCTTTGCTACAGCAGGAGTAGGGATTATATCGCCAAGTTTGTTTTGTGTAAGTGCTTGGTACGGCACTGTAAGTTTTACAAGTGCAGTGTCAAACCTGTTTGCTGTTGCTCCATCTAAATGCAGCATCTCACCTTCGGTGCATTGGCCTATCACATCTTTTCTTTTGTCACCTCCATCTAATACGGAAGGCTGAATGATGTTGTCACCTAGCTTTGCTCCTTTCCAGTGAGGAAACGCACAGTGTGTGTTTTGTAAAGCATAAGCATCTCCGTCTTTGAACACTATTGCTCCAAGTGTACATGCTGTTCCTTTGTGCCACACTGCAGAGGTGCCTCCTTTGACTGGTCTGTGTCTATCACCGTGCACAGCCATGCCCATTGAAGTAACGTCCCCTACAACAATTACATCTGTTCTCACTCCACGTATCTTCCTTGGTATTACATCTTCTGCACTAAGGGCAGAGATGGTATCTTTTACGCTAACCAACACAACAATTCCGTCCTTGCCTTCACCATTTTTTGGGCCAACTCCTACACCAACCACATTCTGTTTTGTAAGTAGTTCATCTTCCACTTGCTCCTTAACTGCTGTAGGATCTGCACCTCTGAATAAGTTGAACATAGATTTTAGTAAGTTTATAAACATAACGAATAAGTGAGTTGTCTCAGGCTCTTCAGGTGCCGGAGTCTCTATGTCCCATTCAGGTTGGGGTATACCAAGGAGATTACATATACCATTGGCAATTCCTATGGCAGCCTTCCTGTGCCCTCCTTCAGTCTGTAGAGTAAGCCAGTCTGACTTGTTTGTCATATAACAAGTCTCAACAAGAACAGATCGTACATTGACCTGGTTGATCCAAGCTAGACTTCCTACATATGAGAGTGATTGATCTTTCGGTCCTCTGTCTCTAATACCTAATGAACTTGCAATTTCAGATGACATCACCTTGGCAATGTTCTTTGATATTTGACTTGAGCCATGATAAGCTTCAACTCCACTGACATCACTGTTTGAATTTGCGTTTAGATGTATGTCCACTGCAATACCGTCGTTTAAGTTCGGTGCTACTAAGTCAGCCCAAGCTATGGACTGTGAAAGTGTCAGATTGTCTGGTACAAAGTGAGGTGTCACACCTGCTAGTTCAAGCAAAGGAATGAGTTCATCTCTAATTAGCATTGCTTCGTCAGCTTCTTGGAATGTAGCGTATGTCACTACTTTACCAGGGTCGTGGTCATGATGACCAGCATTTATAATTACAACTTTTTTTGTTTTCTTTAAATACATATTGAAAAATTAGTTATTAGACACTGTTCTAGGTGTTGGTGCATCGCACACTGATGTAAACCCTGTAAGACTGCCAGTAAACACTGCATGGGTCTCTATCTGTGGGTCGCTGTGGCTACGGAAATAAAAAAGAGGTATGCCTTGTACGTTAGGTGTACCTCTTGTTGCAGCGGTGTTGGAATACACAGAAGACCCGTGGTCAGTCGTATTTCCAGCAACTACTGCTTCAGCTGATCTGTACACACTGTAAATCTGGTTGAACCCGAATGACACAACTGTCAGTATTACAAACATTGCAACAGCTGCACCAATTAGCTCAGGCAAATGAGTTGCCTTCTTAATAGATATGACAGCGTCACAGTGAAATGTTTTTATGGTGTGTTTAAGTTTCTTCATTGCTATTTTCGTTTATTAAGTCTGTTAGTAAGAAACTCCAACCCTGCAAGTGATAAGGTGTTGAGTCCAGTCATTCCTAGGAACGCTCCAATCGCTGAAAATAAAATGACAGCGTCAGGGTTTTGAAAAAACAACTTCGATGCCATTCCGAACACTCCGCCTGAAAAGGTAGCAATCACAAATCTTGCAAAGTAGTCTAGTTTTGTAAACTTTGCCCCTGTGTCTTTTGCCACCTGCCATTGACTTGTGGCATGGGCAATTGCGCCGAAGATGACTACAACTGTTACCATTATTGTGCTGTATATTTCTGGTGAGATTTTCATAATGTTGGGTTACCTGTACATACTTACTCCGTTCAATCTTCTGCTGTTAATACGTTTTAGTAAATTGCTTGTTATACAAGGGTCGCTCCATTTTCTTTTTTTGGAAACACGAGAAGTGTTTTTGGTTTATTCATCAGCAGGTGTTAGCGCAATAGTAAATGAAGTGCTAGATTCATTACTTCCTCCTGAGTTCTGGGTAAATTCTCCAGGGTTTCTTAGTTGACCCGCAGATTCTGGATCCCATCTTGCCGATGCAAAGGTAGCAACAACAACATTCCCACCAAGCGAGTTTCTAAATATGTTGTTAGTATACCCAGAAGGGGTTGTAGAAATCACAGCAGAATTTGTGTCATTTGAACCTGCACCAAGTGCAAAAATATACGAACCACTCAGTCCTGGTTCATCAATTTCGTTTGGGTTGATGTGATTACTATTTGTAAGTGCATTTCCAACAGTAGGCGAAGCGATAGGATTGCTCGGGTTTACCCCCCTCATAACGTAAGCAATGATTGCATAACTTCCTGTTGAAGTGACCTCAACTGAAGTATCAGGAGTTCCCCCCATTACCTTATAAAACACAGCAGAACAAGAATCACGAGTGTCGTTAGCTTCTCTCTGTTCATCTAGTTGTGTAAAGCCTGAAGTTACAAGTGAGATAGTCTGGGTTATGTCAGTCGATGATACTAATATCATAACAACATCATTTTCAATAGCTGATGTCCCAATTCCACCTGTTAGTGAAGTTAGACTAATTGTGGCGCTAGTTCCTCCTGCCTGAGAAGCTGAGCCAACAAACTTAATTGATTTGTTTATATACATATATCTTTCCCAAGAAAGAGAATAACCTCCTGCTGTTAAACGAGTTATAGTAAACGTATATACATAGTCCTTATCTAAAGTTGTAGGTTTTGCATTAACATACAGAAAGTTATCATTATCGGTGTATGTTTCATCATTTACCATCTTTAAAGAAATTGTGATTTCTGAACCTGCTGGCATATTTAAAGGCGTAGCAATAGACACTCCATCATCCTGTGCTGTAGCTTCGTATTTTCCAAAAAGAGCAAAGTTAGGTGCAATTTCCGAAGAATAAGAAACACTTGTGCTTATGTTATATATTTGCAAAAACGCGTTTGCTATCTGTCCATTATCTTCAAGTTTAGGCACTCTCCCTTCATCATTTGCAGGTGTTGCATCACGCTCTGACTCATCTATGAAGTCTGTGGCTACAATTTGTTCTCCGTTAGTGATAGGCATAATATTATTGTTTACTGATTACATACTCGATAGTGGTGTTCTCATTTGTTCCTTTGGTATAGACACTACCAAATAGTGCCCTGCTAAATATTTGGCCGGTTCCAAGGCCAGATCCTCCATTCATGAATGTTCCTACCTCGTAGTAGTCATCATCTGCTAAGTCTCCTGTAGCAAAGAAAAATCTCAAGGTAAGTGCTGAGCCTGACACAACTCCTGTGACCTTTGCTGAACGTGCAACTCCTGCGCCAAGATCTGTATCAGAAACAGCAGGTGCTGTGTCGTCAGTTCCGATATCCAAGTGTGAGATATTCAAAGGATACGTACTGACATTATTGAGATGATCTATAATTACGTTAAACCCGGTGTCTGTTCCATTCATTACCAGATTCTTCTGGTAAGGAGTAGTTGAAATGACCTCACCTGTTACAGAGCTGGTTTTGATAAGACGGAACTTACCTTTTAGTCCCAGTGTATCCTTTTGTTGAGTATTGCTTTTCATATTGTTTATTATATAACACTTAAGCCCATGCAGTGAAGCCCCAGACTGCATCTGCGTCCCCATAGTCGTAAGGACCAGTGGTAAATGAGCCAGTCGGTGCCACGTCAACAAGAGCAAACTCATCTTTGAGTTGTCTGATCCGTTCTATGAACTCATCTTGCTCAATTCTAATCTGATCACTTGGGTTTGTAACAAGAAGTCTTGCAAGAATATCACCTATGCCTATGTCCTGGGCAGTAACACAACTTACTGTGTTAGTAAGCTCATCTGTGTCAGGAGTTCTAAGAACACTTGCTATACGTTGGATCTTGTATGACTGGTTCATATTTCTGATGTCAGATTGTATGTTGATGGTGTCACCTGTCACAAGGCCACTCCTGTAAGTGACAAAGTCAGCAGTCTTCTCTGGGTCAGAGTACTGTGCCAACTCCACATCTGCACGAAGTCCTGCAGTTGACAAGTCCTTGATGTTTACGTCAACAACTACACTTTGAAATAATCCGTGGGTTCCTACACTCTCCTCATTTCGCTTTTGCACAATCAACGGATACTGAGGGTACTCTGTCACTGTAATATTTGCAGTTCCACTCGCAGGAACGGAAGCAAAGTTTAGTGACTTCTCATTATAGTTCCAGTAACAATCAGACCCTTCAGGATCAATATTTTCAATCCCTACAGTCTGTGTTACTCCTCCAAGAACAACCACAGGCTTATTTGCAAACTTAGTAGCAAGAGGAAAAACATCTTTTGTTGCATCCCCTGAAAGATACTCAATTCTTAGCACTGTACTGGTAAGCAGTCCTCCTCGAACAATTACCTCGTTTCTTAACTGATGGGTGTCTTCTCTTAACAGCAAGGAGTCAATCACATAGTTGTTTGACGTGTCACTGAGGTCAAACACACTACTGACAGTACCGACCCTAAGGAAGTGCACGTCTTTGTCGTAATCCACATACCAGTCATACCCTGACACAAGCTCTGTAAGCTTCTGTATACACCTTGACACAGTAAGATAGTTGAAAGACACTGAGTCAATAACCTCTGGTGCACTAACGTTTGCAACTGTGAATCCTGATGTGAACGTTGATATCAAGTCAGCAATGATGTCCTCCACAGAAGTAACTGTGTATGTTTTTGACACCAGCTGTCTATCAAGAGAATACGAGTAGTCCTTACATGTACATCTTACGTATTCAAGTTGCCCTTGCATCTCTTCTTCTATTTCAACTATGAATCCACCGAACTCTTTAGTACTCCCTACAGTAAGAACAACTTCAGAACCTGCCACAGGTTTGTATGACTGACCTTCAAATACTTGTACAAGAAAGGAAAGTGTATCCGTTGCCTTGGTAAGAACCTGTTCACGCCGCAAAGACCGCCAATCCACAAGACTGCTTTTGTTTGATCCTGCAATTGTAAGGGTAGTTGCCATGCTAGATTCTTGCGTTACGTTTAAAGTTTTGTATTATCTGATCTCCAATCTTTTCTGCCACATTGTTATCTAGGTATGTGCCTCCGTTCATGTTGATTATCACCTGCCTGGTTCCTCCGATCTGGTCGTTAGCAGTGATCTGCCCTGAAGAAGATGGACTGAACAGTTCAGGTCCTTGTTCTCCTACAAGGTATGTGCTACCTCTTGAAACAGGCCCTCCTGCTGCTCTTGCACCATCTATGCCAAATCGAGAGGATCTAGAAGACCCACCACTGCGTATATTAGAAAGAGTGGAGTTTATATCCCTAACGTAGTCTACATACATCTGACGTGACTCTTGTTGCCAGTTGTGAAGGCCAGACTTTTCAGCTGCTAGCCTATCCCTGAATGCTTCCCCTTTCTTGGCTTCAGCCTGCAACTTGGCAAGTGTTTCAGAGTCTGTTAGTGCTAGCACCTGGTTATGCTCTTCATGAAGGTTTTTCATCTTAGTAAGACGTTCCACTTGTTCAGTAAGATATTCAGTCTTGATCAAGTTTAACTTTGTCTTGTGATCTTGTGCCATCTGCTCAATCTCATTCAGTCTAAGGTACCTACGTCGCTCTGCCACCTCGTCTTCAATGTTAAGTTCAAGATCCTTGTATGATTCGATTAGCTCTTTCTGTTCATCGAGTTGATTTTCCAGTTTCCGCACCTCAGCTCCGCTGTCATCATCCTTTCTGGCTTTTCTTATCTCACTCTCAAGTTCTTTCTGCTTGTTTAAAGCAGCAGCAACCTTGTTAACCACACCTCCTTCGAAGCTGGCTTGCTCTTCACCTACACTTTTCTGGAAATCAGCTGTTGCTTCAGAAATCTCGTTGTAAGCATCTTTGATTTCCCCTCTGATCTCTTTAACTGAGTCTACTAGAGTGTTAAAGTATTCATCCACTTCATCTGCGTTATCCTTAGCAGCTACAGCAGTGCCTGCCAGTGATGTGTTAATCTCGTCTGTTGCACTAGCCATTGCACTTGCACTGTCCTCAGCAGATGTTCCTATTTTACTTGCCTCGTAAGCAATTTCACCGATCTCATCCTTTGCCTCGTTCTTCATTGTATCAAACGCCTCTATCGTAGAGTCCGCTATTACATTAGCCATGCCTGGTATTTTTTCAAACAGTGCGTCAAGTCCTATCAGCACTCCTTGTATTGCAGAGAAAAACGCTATCTTAATTTGTTTCCATACTACAACAAACGCTTTACCGAACCCTCCTACAACATCCTTGAGTTCTACAAACTTAACGATTAGGAATGTTGCAGCTACAATGAGTGCCCCTATTCCTGTTGCCATGATTGCTCCTCGCACAGTCCTAAGTGATACCACAAACGCCTTTGTTGCGGCTGACTGTCTGAGTGTTGCTGCAGTCATTGCATTCTTAACTGTCGTGAAGCTTTTAGTAACAGACACGTTTAGGAGCATTATCTTCTTAAGGCCGGTTAAGGCTTTACTAAAGTACCCAACGGACAGTATGATATTAGGAAGGATAAAACTCAATGGAAGCAGTACTGCCAGCATTGCTGTTAACGCAAGACTAGCAAGACCAATTACTGCAGTGAGTCTTGGGTTTTCCTTGATCCATTGACTAATGTTAAGGATGATTGGCACCATTATGTTAAGGACACTTTCAAGGATCGGTACAAACACAGTTCCTAGGTTTTCACCTAGCTCCTTCATTCGTGCAAGCAGCTCTCTTTGCTTGTTAGCTGCTCCTTCTGATGTCCTAGCATAATCGCCTATAGCATTCTTAGATTGTGAGAATGCAATTTCCAACGTGGCAATGGCTTTCTTTTCTCGTTCTGTTTCATTTATGAATCTACCAGCAACTTCCAATGCCTTTACCTTTGCCTTAACATCTTCTTCAAGTATGGCAATTCCCAGCATTTTAATCGAGTCTCGTTCACCAAGCAACGCCTTTGTCAACGCTATACTGGCTCGTTCAGCACCTCCTTCGATGTTGGTGAATGATGCAAGGTCAACCGCAAGCTTGTTGGTTTTTTCAGCAAGATCTAGTGCAGAGGCTCCACTAAGACCGAACCCAGTAAGCATATCACCAGTTGATGATAGCAAATCCTTAGCACTAGATTCTGCCATACCAAAGTTATTTCTAAGATCCTGTGCCACACTCTCAGCCTGGTCACTAACATCTCCGAATACAACATCAAACTTGTTAAAGGTTTCTTGGGCATCAACCGCAGATTGAGTGGCTTTATACAGACCAACACCTATGGCACCGAATGCCACAGCGCCAACAACACCGGCTGTTCGCATAGCCCGTGTGGTTGCTTCCATCTTCTTTTGTGTTGTTTCAATGTCACCGTAGATTGCCTTGAAACCTTTTTCTGTCTTGTTGACGAGATCAACAATTAGATTTAGTCTTTTGTCTGCCATATGTTATGTTAGCTACGCTGTTGTTGCGATCTCTTCCAAGCCTTGACTTTTTCCTTTTGCTCCTGAACCAGATATGCATGCACAGCTTCTGTAAAGAAAGTAGGCTGGCCTATATAATCATAATAAGTCCAACCCATTTCTCTACATATCACAATTACATCTGTGTTATCTAATTTTTTTTTGCTAGGTCCTGAAGTTGTTCAACTATCCATTGGTAGTCGTCGTTTCTCATGTCCAGCACAAGATCAACGATCCCTTCTGTGACATCACCTACAGACAGCACCTGTTTTTCTATAAGTCTGTGTGTTGACGCCTGAATTGCTGTTACACTTAGTCCTCCTACCTTCGCATCCTTGCCTGTTCCTTCTAGTGACATTGCCTCAAGAAGAGGAGCTTGGCAGTATTCTGATTCCCGTCCTGTTAGGTATGTGTACACCTTTACTTTCTGCTTAGATGCAGGAGTGGTAAGTACTGTTGTTTCTCTTTCCATATGTTTGTTTTGTTAGTTGGTTAAGCAGCGTTGTAATTGCCAGTATCATTGATGATAGTAACACTGATTGCTGATGCTTCTGTATCATCGTAGTGTGCGTTGAAGTCTATTGACTCAGTTACTATGTCATCTATAGGTCGATCTGGAGAGTATCCGTCAAACGACACTTTAGGTAGGTCAATCACGATTCTTGGCTTTAGTGCTGATGTACCAATTACTGATAGATCAGATCGAACCATGTCAATCCGCATTGCCTTGTATGTACCTGCCTTAAATAGGTCGTAGTAGTCAGCAGGATCATTGAAGTCTGCAGTAAACGAACCAGAGATTTCACTGATCAAAGTAAAGATGTCTGCAGGTGTTTTACTACCAATACATTGTTTATCTCTAGCTGAGTTTGACACTGTTAATGCCAGTTCGTTAATACATACTCCTGTTGCAGCGTCTAGATCTCCGACTTCTGCAGCAAACTTAACAGTTACGTCATGATTCCTGAACAGAAAATCTTCATCAGCGTCAAATGCTGGTGTGTAGTCTGACTCCTCTGTTTCCACAGTAGCCATGAATGATGCTGTAGCGTTAACCACATCATCAAGAGGTGTTCTGATTTCAAGTGAGTTAACTACGCCAAGTGCGTAAGAATAGTCTTGGTTACCTTTTTGTGATAGTCCAAGTGTAAGTGATGGATTTTGTGGTCCAGTAGTCTGCCTTGTAAATACGTGAGTAGTTGCAGCATCTGCAGTTGTTGATGAAACTGTACCTAGAAGACTCTTTAGGATGTAACCTATTGATGTGCTTCTAAGGTTGAACTCTAGATCACCTTCTGCAAATGTTTTTACAATTTCAGAGCCTTGGCTTGAAATACCTGATCCTCGAGTTTCACGGATTAGTGTTTTTTCTACCACCGTTGTAATACCTGTTGGTGTTCTTGCAGGAATCCACGATTGTGGAGCCACCTTCGTTCCTCGGGTTCCCTCAACACCGAGTCCTAATTGTACTTGTTCTCCCATTACGTATGCCATAATTAAGATTTGTTAGATTTTGATTGATAATCCTTGAGTTTCTGTGTAGCTTCTTCAAGTGTGTCCGCAACAAAATTAAGACCATCAGCAGGAAAGAAGAATCTTCGTCCGGTTGCCTTTGTTGGTGTAGTTGTTGGGACGTCTTTAGTTTTCAGTGAATCTGAACTTTTGAAGTCTGTGTTTCCGATTTGCTTATTGTTATATTTGTCTTGCATAATTGAGTTGTTATCAAAAAAAGGCGACCCCGCATTAGTGTTTGCGGAGAAGCCCTCATTTAAGCGGTCACCACTTTTAATATGTTAATTATAACATACTGGTGCACTCTGCTACGTATTTTGGTTAGAGACGAACACCACACACCGTAAGTTGATTTCTGCTACCCTAAAGACACCAGCATCCCTTTCCTCGTATGCCCATATGGATGGTAGAGGTTCAACTATTATGTCAGTCATTCCAGACACACCATCCAGTGACCCCCTATTGCTGAACATATGCATGACTTCCCAATATGCCTTACCCATGTTCTTTTCTACGTCTTCTGCAGCGTCAGGATCATTCATCGGTATGTAAAGCATGACCTGAAATACAAAGGTCATCCTATCTACCTTACTTGAGTTATACAGAGCTTCGTTGGAGGATATGCTTACTACAGCGGATGGGCTACCTTGAAATACAGACGGCTGGTGGAAGAATGCTTCCTGTATTGAGGTCTCGTCAGCCTCAATCTTGTCAAGTATTGCCTGTCGCAGGTTGTTGAATTGGTTGATGTCGTACATGATCTATAATTTATCAATAATGTTGTCCATTGCCTTTTTTAACTGGGTGTTAGCGTAGCTTTCACTACCTTCAACTGCATTAGTGAAGAACGGCTGTGCTTTGGTACCAGGGTGGTTGACCCGCTTAGCAAAGATCCAACGCCCGTCTTTTTGGAATGCGAGCATCTTCTTTCTACGAGGTACAATCACGTGAGGTCTCGTGCCTTGGTCCACAAACACACCGTAGGAGGAGTTTACCATAACCTTAAAACCGTTCCCACCGTGCGGCCTGTATTGAATGCTCTGTCTTAGACTTCCACCTCCTGCATATTTTCCTACCGGTGCAGCCTTGATGGCATCTGAAGTTACTTTAATTGCAACCTTCTCTAGTGCGTGCCCATACTCCTTTGCAGCAATCGTAGGAGCCTTACGAAAGATCTTTTCGAGTAGGTCACCGTTCTCTATATGCAGGCTTACTTCCATGCCCGTATACTTAGTTCCATGTGTGGGTTGCGGCTAAACGTGTATGACTCCACTCCACCGACTCTGTATTCGTCTGTGCCATCTACTGTGACTCTATCACCTTCCTTAATGTCTGCAACTGGGCAAACCATTAGCCAGCTTTTACCGAATCCGTCTTGTATGTCTTGAATAACTGATGCATCAACAGGCTGGACATGACAAGGAAACGATTCAAGTAATGCACCGAACGTTTTCTTGATAGTTGACCCTTCCACAAACCCTTCTCGGGCAGTAGTGGCTGTCTGGTTGTACATCTTGTTGATTCCACCCATGTTAACGTAGTCTTCGATAGCTTTTAATAGTTGCCATTGCTCCTACAAAGTCCCTTCGCTTGTCTTCCGATATAAATGTTACACTGTAACGACCTATGCTTTCACTCCTAACCTCACCGTCTGTAAAGTTAGTTGACGAGTTAACCACTCCAGCTACCAGTATGGATACAGCAACCGTTATGTTCGTAGGTAGTGTAACATAGGCCCCTTTGAGGCCGGTGACTGAAATGTTTTGCATGTCCTTTGGAAATGGTACTACTCTTGTAAGTTTCCAGGTGTATGGCTTGTTAGTTGGGTAGAAAAAGATGTCAGTTAGATATGACGTCTCACCTATCAGCACCTCAGTGATGGTGGCAAAATCATCAATCATTAGCGAATCCTGTCCTGACCCATCGTACTTAAGTGTGGTCTCAGCGTCATCTGCAAGTAGCTGACGGTCGGCTAGTCGGTCTACCTCATCTTCTACTGATGCAATCCAGATATCAAGCTGGTCATTGAAAGATGCATCGATATCTGTCTGCATGTATGCTTCGACATCTGCTTTTGTTGTGTATCCTCGTGCCATAGTAAGTTATTGTTATTTTACCTTTGCAAGTGCAACTAGGATCTGCCCAGTTACTAGGTTGCTCGCGTCAGGTGCTGCTTCACATGCTTCTTTAGCTAGTGCTAGGTCAGCCTCGTCAATGTCAACTTCATCCTGTGTAGCAAACTTCTGCCCAAGTGTAAAGCACTTGACTTTGTCATCGTGCCTGAAGTTAGATAGGAACGCTGCTACTAGTGAACCCAGTGTGATTACTGTTCCATCTTCTGAACGAACAGGTTGTCCTGAGTAAGTAAGGATTGGTGATGCTGTATTGATTTTCATAATAGTGTGTTTGTTATTATTGTCCTTGTTAATGATTCTATTATAACATACTAAGCCCAGACACTTGCCGATGAGAAGTCCACTATGATTTTATACTTCACAGTACCTGCAATGTTTGTTGCAATAAGTAAGTCACCGTCGTTGCCTAGTCCTGACCCGTCAGACACCCATAGCACAGAAGCACCTACTGCAGGTTTTGCAGGGTCACCACTGGTAGATAGGATAGGCAACACTTCTGCTACCCTAAGTAGATCTTCTCTTTTTTGTTTCCGCGTTACCAGCGATGAGTTTACACTGACACACACAAACTCGTCTTGACTAGACACGTCTGCGTCAGCGATGTACCCCAACTCTGATATTTTCTTTGATTCCGCCATATTATAGTGTTATATCACCTCCTGTTTCTAGTAATAGTGTTTCTCCTGTCTCTACAAGCAGTTCTGGACAATATACAGGCCTCTTAAGCAACGTCACCCTTCTAACAAGTGAAGAAGGTTGTGCTGTCAGAGGTGTGGTCTGTTTTTCAAGAAAGGATGATTGTGCTGTAACTACTGAGTCTTTTCTGTATAAGTAAGTGTTATCACAGTCAGACGTACCTATGTAGTATGACATACCTAGTATGCTAAAACCACTGTTACTAATACGTCTCAGGTTAGTTGTTGCGTATGCAGTTGTTCCGAATGATGCTGCTCCGAACATGTGATAGTTGATTAGTTAATAGCCGCCCTCCTTGTTTGCTGCCTCTTAAGACAGAGTTACTTCTTAAACCTCCAGAAGTGGACCATCAGTGTGGAAAAGAATCCAATCATGATGGTAAACCCTACAACAGGATCGTCAGTTAGGAACGTGTGGAACCACTCTGATATTGTTGCGCCTTCCCCTAGCGACAGCACAGTGTCCACTCCAAAGATCAATGCAATTACACCAAGTATTGTTGTGCCTGTGTATTTTTTCATACCTATTCCATAAGTGCGTCAAACGCTTCAGCCGTCTCCTTCACTGCTGAATTCTTTGCTTGCTTTAGGAAGGCCTCTTTTGCTCGTTGCTTGAACGCTCTTTTTTCTTCTGTTCGGATATGATCTTCTGGAAGAACTGGGTTGTCAATAAGTTCAATTGTCCCATCTTCTGCACTTACATCTTGCACCTTTGCACTATACCCGTAAGCGTGTGTTGCAAGTATTGTCAATCCTCCTGCGTCAATAAATGCCTGCGGTACATCGAAGTCTATGCTCATTTTTACTGTTTCCATAATTTTATTAGTTAGTTAGTAGGATTATACGAAAGCTATTTCGTGTTCTGATCCAGCACCATCTTGAAAGTAGAGTTTATTGTCAGTCTTGGTGTAGATTTTTCCATAGTTAGTGTCAGCGGTTGGTGTGGCTCTTTCTTTTAGGGTAAGAAGCCCTGATTCAATAGATAGACCATCCATATTCGCTGTGGGAGTAAGTCCGATTCCTACATTTCCATCAGCGTTAATTCTCATTCTTTCTAACCTGTCTGTTACAAATCCTAGAGTATTAGAACCAATTCCTCCTGGTACGTATAAACCAACCTCAGAGCTACTTGTTTTGTCTAAAGTTAGTGAAGGAGAAACAGCCGTTCCTGCATTTGTCGTAATTAACCTATCCATTGATACTCCCGAGTTACTCGCACTTAGAACTTCGGTATCATTTGGAGATGCTAAGTGGAATCCTCCTGAGTTATCCACATACATCTTGTATGTGGAAGCTTCATTGTATCCATCGAGGAATAA